AGTCCATCGTGATGCCCATGCTCTCGGCCAGATCAGTGAAGTCCTCGAGCGTATACCCAGCCGCCTTCAGCGTGTCCTCCAGGACCTCCTTCGGTCTGCCCTGCATCCAACCCACACCGCCCGTGAACTCCGTGCCCCCGAACGCCGTGATGGCCTTACTCGCCGCCGAGAAGATCCCGGCGCCCTTAGCGCCAACTAGCACATCGGCCAGCTTGTCGATATGGGTGTTCAACCGTTCCAGCGCCTCATTGTTCGCCTTCAGCGCCTCTGTCCGTGCGACTTCCTCGGGGCTCGGCCCCTTGTCGGCGAAGATGCCCGAGAGGATGCTGGCAAGACCGGCACCGATACCTAGTGCCACATTGGCCTGGCCCAACCCGCCGAGCGCGCCCCAGCCGCCTGCCGCCTTCATCGAAAAGAGCTGGTCAGCGATGTTGGCCACGCTGTTGAGCGAGGCCGCCGCGTTGTCGCCCATGAACCCGAACGAGCGCCCCAGGTCCAACAGCCCGCGCGCCAGCATGGACACACTATGGAGGGTGTCGTCCAACGTCTCCGGCAGTTCCGCACCGGGCCCGCTCAGGAACGCCTCCAGCATCCCGTACATCTGCCGCTCGCTGTCGGTCATGTCGTCTACCGAGCGACCCGTCAGCGTCATCTGCTTGCGGATCGTCTGGAGCATCACAACCGAGGTGCCCATCTCGCGCGGCATGGCTGCCCACGCCTGGAGTAGCCCCTCCACGTTCTCCTGGAAGCTGAGCACGTCGCTCTGTGCCATCACCAGCCGCTCGGCTTCCTCTACCGTCTCGGCCAGCTTCTGGCGGAGCGCCTCATACTCGGCGGTCAGCCCGGCTACATCGGGGCCCTGGACTTTAATCTTTTCGCTCAGTTCCCCCATGGCCTTATTGAAGTCACTGATCTTCTCATCCAGTCCGCTGGGCGGCGGTGCGGCTGCCCCGGTCGGGACGGCCAGCGCCTTGAGTCGGTTGTAGATCACCTCCACGGTGCGCATCGCGGCCACGGCCTTCTGCATCTTGGTAGATGTCAGTTCCGTGCCCTTGGCCAGCAGATCGTCCACCTCATCCGAGAGTTGGTTGAATAGGGCACGCGCGCCCTCAACCTGGCTCAGCATATCCTGGTAGTGGGCGATGCTGGAGGCGTTGGGCAGTTCCCCACCGGAGGACAGCGCCGCCGCAGCCAACCCAGCCGCCTGGGCCGTGCCGTACTTGTCCCAGCTTTCCGTGCCCTTGTCGAGCGCCGCGTTGATGAGTCCGAGCATACGGGCCACGATGGGCAGCGTATTGTTGCCGAGTTCCAGAAGGGAGACGTTTACCTTGTTCTTGAGCAACTTCCACTGGTTGCCCAATTCGCCGTTCATCTTCTTGACTGCCGTTTCCGTGGTGCCCGACGCCTTCTCCATGCGCCCGATGCTCTCCACGAACTGATCGGTACCCGTGCCGGCCAGCACGCTCGCGGCCCGGAACGCGCGGAGCTCGGGGAGGATCTGTGCCATCACCTGCACGTTGCCGCCCGTCACCTGCTTGAGTTCGGCCATCATCCCGGCCAGGCCCTTCGACTTCAGAGCGGCCAGGCCAAACTCCATGCCCATCTCTTCCGCCTTCGCCGCCCCCAGGCTTTCCGTGTCCATGAGGGCGAGCAACAGCCGGTTGAGCGAGGTCACGGCCTCGGCCCCCATGATGCCACGCTGCGTCATGGTCGCAATCGCGGCGCCTACCACCTCGATGCTCTGGCCCGTCAGCGCCGCGGTATTCGCCACGTCACCGATCTGCGTGGCCAGTTCACCGAACCGGATCACGCCCTCGTTCACCGTCTGAAATAGCACGTCCGAGACGCGGGTGGCCTGACCCGCTCCCATCCCGTAGGAGTTCAGCACGGTGGTCAGCGCATTGACGACCGTGGTGGTTTCCGTCAACCCAGCCACGCCAGCCTTGGCGGCAACCTCCAGAACCTCGTAAGCCGCAGCCGTGTCCGTGATGCCCGCGCTCACGACCTCGTACATGCCCTGGACAAGTTCAACGGGCGCCTTGGGGACCTCCGTGCTGAGCTTGATGATCTGGTCCCGGAGTTCGCCCATCTGGTCCACGGTCGTGGGGAGCAACGTGGACAGTTCACGCATGGCCTTATCGAGTTCGGCCGCCATCTTCGTGCCCTTCACGCCAGCCAGTACCGCAGCAGCGCCCAGGGCGACGAACATACCAGTGGGCGTTACGATGGCCGCGCCGAGCTTCTTGAGCATGCCGGTGGCCTGCCCGATCCCCGCATTCAGCGGGGCCAGGTTGGTGCCCAGGTCCCAATAGAGCTGATCTATCCGCTGGCCCTTAGCCACGCAGCCCCCGTTAGTTGACCGTCTGTGCCTTACTCCGCTTCGTCGCCTCGCGCAGCACGTACCACGTGGCCACGCGCGCCGGGTCGGTCCATTCGGTGATCGGCCCGATACCCGGGCGGGCGTAGCTCAGGCACGCCGCCGGGCCCTCCGTGTCCATGTCCCGCGCCCACACCCATACCCACGCCTCACGCCCCGTCCCGTGCTCGGCGGCCAGTTCCTCACCGACCCGCTGGAGGCCCGTCAGGCCCACGTCGTCGGCTACCTGCACGAACACGCCGACCCCGCCGTCCTTGCCGTCCACAATGCGCTGCCAGGCCAGGCCGGTGCTTGCCGCCATCTTCATGCCGTGGGCACCTCCGGCTCGGCTTCACGGGCCAGCCTGACGGTAGCAAGTAGGCTGACCAGGGAGCGGTCCCGGGCGAGTCGCGCCGGATCCTCATTGAGCCGCATGGCCAGGCTACCCAGAAACACATTCCACGACATCGGTGTCTCGGTGGGGCCGCCCTTCATCGGCTTCACGATGCGGGCCAGGGCCTCGAGGCGTACCGCGTTGACCCGCAGGAACGCCGCATGGATGCGGTATAGGTCGAGCGGGTCGAGGTCCACCCACCGGTCGGGAATGTCGGCCTGCGGGTCCATGTACGGCCCGCCGCCCGGTCCCGGATAGGTGGCCACGGCTGCAATCGCACCCAACTGCCAGGCAAGCTCGTGCTCCACCTTCTCCATCGTAGTCACGGGTTCCCTCACGCCCGAACCTTCCAGTGTGCCGGCGGTTGCGGCCTCGCGTAGCGCCTCAAGCCGGGCGGCCAGCCAGTCGCACATCCAACTGCGGGCCCGGAACCAGAGCAGCGCGTCCAGCCCCTTGGGATGCACGTCCACCGCGGTCCCGTCAAGCAGGCGGGTGCGCACCGGCTCCTCACGCAGCGCGGCCAGCACTTCCTCCTCTGCCGCACCCTTGGCGCTCGGCGCCTGGGCATCATCGTAGACCCACGAGCGCAGGGTACCGTATAGCTGGACCCACGCCACGATTCCACCGCTGCGCTTCGGCCACACGGCCCCAAGTTCCTCGGCCGTCACCCGCTTCCGGGCCAGCAGGTGCGCGCGCATATTCTCACATTGCGAACGCACCCATTGGCTCGTCGTCAGTTTCAGGGCCACGTTACGTGACCGGGTTGATCCAGCGCCAGTGCGCCGCATTGAACACCAACTGCGCGGGCGCGTCCTGGCCGCGCGCCAGTCCGATGCTCTTGCTGGGATCCACCTTGCAATCCCAGAACTGGAGCTCCACCGTGGCGCCGTTGCCCAGCGTGCCCCGTGCCCAGAACCCGACCGGGCTCTCCCCGCTCAGGCTTGCCGGCGTCCAGTCCACCACGTAGGGGTCGAGCGGCGTCGAAGTGCCGGCCCCGTGCATGGCGCTGTCCGCGATGCCCACGGCGGCGAGCAGGTTCTCGCACGATAGGTTTTCCAGCGAGACGGTGACCTTGTACTCGCTGTGATTGATGTTGTAGTCGTAGCCGTGCCTACGGGTCGCGGCATCAATCCGCGTCCGGTCCACGGCCACATCCAACTGCACCCCGTCGTCGCTTAGGTCGCCCAGGTTTGTGCGGTCCAGCTCCCACACCAACTCACCGATTGCGTGGGCGTAGGCCATCTTGGAGACGAGCGGCAGGTTCGTGCTCGCGCCTTCCGTCTTGGCGATCTCCATGACGCCGGGGCTCCCGATCCTCACATAGTCGCCGCCCCCTGTGCTCGCGCCCGTCTTGGCCGCCAACTTGATCGTCGTGGCGCCCACCACGGAGGCCGAGGCCACGGTAGTGCGTAGCGTGGTCGCTCCGGTGCTCTTGTTCGTCATCTTGCCGAACTGGCTCAGCGCCTTGAAGAGTTCCGCGTTCGAATTCGTGCGTGCCATCGTCGTGTCTCCTTACGCCACCGGGTTGAGCCAGCGGACATGCTGGGAATTGAAGACGAGCTGGAGCGGCGCGTCCTGGCCCCGGGCGAACTTCACCGACTTGCTGGGGTCGATCCGGCAGTCCCACATCTGGACTTCGACGGTGTTCCCGTTGCCCAGCGTGCCCCTCGCCCAGAAATGCACCGGCTTGATCGTGTCCAGGTTGGCCGGGGTCGCATCGGCCACGTAGGGATCGGCGGCCGTACCGGCTCCGTGCCGGTTGGTCTCCGGGATGCCCAGCGACGTCAGCACGTTCTCGTCGCTCAGGTTCTCCAGGTTGACCGTGGCCTTGTATTCCGTGTGGTTGATGTTGTAGTCGTATGCATGGCGCCGGGTGGCCGCGTCGATGCGCGTCCGGTCGGCCGCCACGTCCACCACCACGCCATCGTCGGACAGATCCCCGAGGATGGTGCGCGTCAACTCCAACACCGTCTCGCCCGCCGCATGGGCATAGGCCGTCTTGCTCACGAGGACCGCGCTGGTGCTGGCGGTTTCGATCTGCGCCACCTCCATCACACCGGAAGGCCCAATCCTGATGTAGTCGAGCGCCGTGCCGCCCACCGCACTGGCGATCTTGACCGTGCTTACACCCGCTGCGTAGGCAGCCGACAGGGTGGTGCTGACCTTCGAGGCCGCCGTGCTGTCGTCCATCATCCCGAACTGACTCAGGGCCTTGAACAACTCTGCGTTCGTATTCGTCCTCGCCATCTCGCCCTCCTAGTTGAAAGGCCCCCGCCTATCGGTTGAACCTGATCTCCCACTCCTGCTGCACCCTTATCCTGCCCTCGTCCAGTTCCGGTAAGTCGCGCCTGCTGCGCAGGTAGGGGATCGCGTCCACCGGTTTCGTCCGACCTGTGCTTGCTAGGTTGGTCTGCGTGAACACGGTCTCCATCCTGTCGGCCATGTCCCAGGCCAGCCCCGCGCTATCCGTTTCCGTGTAGTAGTCGAGCTGGAGTCCTAGCCTCAGCGCGTCCTTCGGTCCCTTCGTTGGCGTGCCGGTTGGAAAGAAGCCGACGATCACCGGCATGCTGTTCATGCCCCGGTCGCCCCAACGCAGCAGCGGGTACGTCTTGCCCGACAGCGTGGCGAGCCCACCCGCGCCTGTATCGCCCTTGGCGATCTCAAACAGCGCCACCCACACGTCCCACTCGTTATTGGCCATTGCCGCCGCCCGTCAGGCCGCCCAATACCTTCGTGCCCTTGCCCAGCGCGTACCTGACGCCCTGCGTCATGCCGTCCTTCGCGGCCTCCTTGGCCGGTCGTGCATGGGGTCTCGGCTGGAGCACGAAGTTCTTCCCTGGGTGGGGACCCGTTCTTGACCCAGCGACGTTGACTCCGTACTCCAGCGCGAGCCCATATCTCAAGCCCGTGCCCACTCTCATGTTCTCGCCCACCTCGGCTATGCCGATGCTCTGCCCCAGCTGGTGGGTGTCGGGTGCGGGCGGATCGCCCGGTGCGCTTGCCGTGTGCGATGAACTCCGACCCGGATGCCCAGGACTGCCCGGGATGGCGATCACCCGCCCACCCTTCGTGATGAAGCTGATCCCGGCCGGATACGTCTTGCCCGAGCCGGGCTGGTTCAGCACGTCCTTCCACTCGCCCTGGAGCTCGATGGCCGCACGCTTCAGCGCGCCCTTGCGGGCCGCCATCATACCCATGCCCGCAACGATCTGGGCGGGTGAAGCCTTGAGCGTCCAACCGCGATTCATGCCGTGCTCTCCGTTGTGAGCTTGAGCAGCGCCCGCGTATGCTGCCCGCCCGCCGTCGTGTAGGGCCGTAGCGCCTCCACGAACCACTTGGTGCCCGAGGGATAGGGGCCCGCCGTCTGCTTCAGCAGATCGCCCCGTGCCACGGCTACCGTGCTATTCAGGAACACCTGATGCGTGCCCACCAACTCCTGGCCCCACGTCCGCTGGACTTCCGCAGGCGAGACGGGCTGGATATGGGCAGCCTTCGAGCCGATCACCGTGCTGCTGAACGCCAGGTGCGTGACGCCGTTCACGACCGTTTCCGTGGGCCGGAATACCGTCACGGTATGGTCAAGCATGGCGGCGAGATCCGGGTTTACAGCCATGCGTCACCCGCCCGAATGGCAAGCAAACCGGAGGCGAATTGTGCGGCCACTAGTCGGTGCTCCCCGAGTCCATGTCCATCATCGGGATGACCTCGGAGAACATCCCCGAGGAGAACGCGGGCCCAGGCCGGTCCTCATCGTCACGCTCCGTGTCCCGATCCGCGACGCTGATCCCGATGGCGCCCACGCAGCCGGCGTCCTGCGCCACCCCGGCCTCGATCTCCCCTGCCAGCGCCAGATACGCCTTGGCCTTCTGGGAGTGCGAGATGCTGAGTTGGTCCATGCCGATGTCGGCCTTGCGGCTGAACTTGGCGGCAATGGCCCGCGCTACCGCTGAGGCCGCCTTGAACTTCGACCCGTAGGTAGCCAGCGCCGCCGCGATCTCCGCGTCCGTCTGGAGCGGGTCGGTACTGTCCGTGTCCCCGACGCGCCAGCGGATCCAGTCGCGGCTGCTTGTGCCCGGATCGGTATACGTGAAGGCCATGGCCTACAGCGTCCCGCACACCTTGACGGTGAGCGTCGGGGCCGTGGAGCTCGTGCTTGTCAGGGTCGTTAGACTGAACCGCACCTGGCGCGCGATCTTCACCGCCGTGGAGCACGCATAGCCCACTGCGCCCTTGGTCGAGATCGTGTAGACCTCGCCAGCGGCCGGCGCCGTGGCATCGCTCAGCGTGCCCTGCATCGTGCCCTTGGCCGTCACGGTCGATGTGCTTCCACCGCTCGCCAGGCAGAGGGCCCACCTGCCCAGCGGGCCGCGCAACTTGTGCCATGATCCCGGCGACGTGCTGCTCGTGCCGTCAAAGATCGTCTCCGGCCCCCAACTGGTATCCTGGATCATGCCACCTTGCCTCCTCCCGCTGCCGCCGCCTCCGGTGCAACCTTCGCCAGGTCCGGCGTCATTGAAGTATGATCTGCCACCGTCCAACTCTGGAGCGTCCACTCCACGTTCTGCTTGGCCCCGTTTACCGTCGCCTTCGCCAGCGTCAGCCGCTGGATCTCCGCGTCAATCGCGACTTCCCGATTGTTGAACTCGGTCATGCGTTCCTTCAGCTTCGCCCGGAACCCGTGGTCCGTGCCGAACCCGTACTGATGGCTGGCCTTGAGCAGATCGCTCGTCTCGGCCACGATGATCTCACGGCCCATGCCCTTCGCGATCCCGAGCCAGTATTCGACGTTTGGTCTCTGAAATCGGTACTCGCTGTTGTGCGAGGCCAGGCCCTCCACCACGAGCGTCTGCGTGGTCGTGGTGAAGCCCACCGTCTCCGTCTCGCCCAAGAACTCCACGCCCACCACACCCACGGTGTTCGCATAGTCCACCGGCTCTGTTAGAACCGGATTCGTGGCACCGACGATGTTCGTGACGCCTGGCACCAACTCATCCGTATGCTTCCATGCGGTCGCGCCACCATCAATCGTCAGCCACCGGTGCCCCTCGCTCGCCACGACGCTGGTGCCGTCCTCGAAGTGGATGCGGTAGCTCGGCCGACTCGCCACACTCCGCCCCAGCACCTCTGAGACTCGCCACGTCCGCGCGGCCCGTACCTCGGTGGCCGTAGCCACGCCGCCGCCTTCCTGCGCGATCCTGCGGGCATGCACGGCACCTGTACCATCCCCCGGCGTCTCATCAAATCCCATGAGCTTGTCGCCTTCCTGCACCTCATCGGCGCGCACCCACCGCAGGTCAGCCGTCAGCAAATTGGCGTCCGGTGCGAGGCAATCCTGGGCCATATCGACGCCGTACACCGCGATGGTCTTATAGCCCATCATCAGGGCCATTCCGATCATCCACGAAATGCTGTTCGTGAAGTAGCCGCTGCCGAACTGCGCCTCGATCTCGGCCTTCGGGAACTTCACCGAGTTGGGCATCCCGGCCACCACGTCCTGGAGGTAGACGGGACAGGGCAGCGTGCGGTACTTACCCACCCGCTCCGCGTTCACGGCCGTCATGTCGTGGACGTCGAACCAGCGCGTGAACCGCCCAATGGGGATCTCCCCCTCGTGGACGTAGAGCGCGTTCAGGCCCCAGAACTCGAAGTCCTGATCGTTGTACGGGGCCAGCGCCTTTGACGGCGTGAAGCCCACGATGGCCACCCTGTCCTTCATGCGTGGCAGGGCACAGTGCTCGGGCAGGTGGATGGTCGCCTGCCCGTCCGCCGTCTTCTCGATGCGCGTGCCCGGGGGTAGCGGCTGCCCGTTGATGCTCATGGCGGCCGCGCCGGAACTCGGCGCTACCACGGTTGGCATCTCCACAGCACCCACCTCCGGCTTGTCCACGCCCACTAGCTCCAGATGGCCGTGAGGCCGGGGCGCCTCAGTCACCGTTTCCGGCTTCTGTTGCGTCCCGGCCCCCTCGGTCCTCGTCTCCTGATCCTTCTTGGTCATCGGGTGGTCCCCCGTCAGGTTGTCAGATTGTCGCCTACTCCCCGGCGCCATGCGCCCCACTACATCTGCCCTCGCCGCTTAGGTGGTGGCGGCCAGTACGTACCCAACCCCACCGGACACAACCCACCGCGTGGTGGTCGCGGCCTCGATACTCACTCCATCACCTACGGCATTCAGCAGCACGAATTTGTTCGTGCCGTCGAACGTCGCCGCCGTGCTCTTGATGTGGATTGGCATGGTCGAGGGCGCGTTGGCCAGGAACACCTTGTAGTGGTCCCCGACCAGCGGCTTGCTCAGCTTGGCGCTCGCAATGACGCACCCCTTCGAGCTCCCGACCTTGGTGAACAGGTACCCACCGAGCGCGGCCGGCAGCGCCTTCGTCACCGTGCTCTTGGTGGTATTCGTCAGCGCACTCCACGACTCGCTGACCATCGTGCTCACGACCTTCTTCGCCCCGATAGTCACGGCGCCCGCGTTGCTCATGGTGACATCGCCACTGAGGGCGTAGGCCACACCCACGCCACCCGTCGAGCCGACCAGCACCTTCGTGTTGGCGATGGCCGTCATGGTCGCGAGCACCTTCTTCGCGCCGATGGCCGTAACGCCCCCGTTCGACATGGTGACGTCGCCGGTCAGGGCATAGGCAACGCCCCCACCTGCCGTCGAGCCGATTGCGATCTTCGTATTGGCCAGCGCCAGGTTCGCGGCAGACACGCCCTTGGCCGCGATCTCCGTGCTGGTGATCGAACCGGCGTCAGCTACAATCGTTCCGTAGAGCTTCCCGACTAGCGCCGAACCCCTCGTGACTCTCTGCATTCTGCATCTTCTCCCGAGCGCAGTCGCGCTCCACCTCGTGGCTCCATGTGGCCGAGCTTGTGTCTACGGAAACGAACTGGCCTTTCCTGATCGGCCCGCCGCACTTCACGCAGAGTGCCGGTCCCACCGCCTATCCTGCAAAGCCGAGGTTGGCCGCCTCGGCCTTCTGCCTTGATCCGCGGAATACCTTGCCGTTCGCCAGCTTCCAGAGGCCCACCCCTGGCAGCTTCTCCACGCCCGACACGGTGTCCGGTTCCTGCTCCTGCACGCCCAAGTCCAGCGGCATACGGTCATGCTTCGTCAGCCATCCTGCGCTGAGCCACCACCGCCCTTCGCTGTCACCCACAGGCTCCGCACCCTCGGGCAGCGGCTGGATGTACCGCTGTGCCTCCAGCGAGGTGGCGGTACGCCAGGGGAGCGCATTGACGCACTCCCCCGGCAACCGCTCCACGCCGTCGTCCTCAAACTGCTTCGTCACATGATGCGTCAGGATCTTGCTCATCGGTTTGGTCCCCTCGTCGTCAGTCCTACGCCACGACGCTGTGGAAGAAGTAGCCGAGGTCGGTGGCCACGAGCTTGAAGTCGTAGGCCGTCTCGCCCTCGATCCGGTCGCTCTCCAGGTGCTCCATGCGGAAGTTCTTGATGACCACCGGCGCGGCCAGGCCCGTCCCGGACCACTGGAACGTGTAGCCCGCGGCGGGCGTCAGCAGCCCAGGGGTAGGCGGCACGTGGCACAGAAGCCCGTGCTTGCCGTGCGTGAAGTCGTAGGCAGCGGTGCCGCCCTCAGCTCCGGTGTTCTTGATGGCCTTGGCGATCACGATCTTGCCGATCTCGAGGAGCGCGGCCACCATGTCCTGCGTGATGCTCGCGGCGCTGGTGTACTTGAAGTGGTCCACCACGTCCGGGTGATGGCGCAACTTCGTCCACACCTCGTAACCGAGCGCGAAGGTGTTGGCCTCCAGCCCGGTATTCTTCAGGATGGTGGTCTTGCCCGTCTCCACGTCACCGACGGGATCCGAGGTCGTGTAGCTGGACCACAGGTTGCCGGGCGTGATGCTCGTTCCCCAGATGGCGTCCACGAAGAACTCGCTCGCCCACTGGATCTCACGCTGGAGCAGCAGGCGCTGGGTCACGAACTCGGTCGCGTCCCGGTCCATGTCGATCCCGGCGTCCGCGTTGTCACGCTCCCGGTCGCCCACGTCCTTGTGGAAGGCGTAGACGTCGCAGAAGTACGAATCGCTCGACAGGTTGTAGCCACCACCCGCCGACTCCGCTCCGCTCTCGCGCTTCTCGGCCTCGTCACGGAACCAATCGGCCTTGGTGTAGGTCGCGTACTTGTTGGAACGCTTGTCCACGTTCACCGCAGGGAAAACAACGTCCGCGATGAAGTTGGTCCTGCTCTGGATGTACGCCGTCGAGATGTTGGTCAACAGAGCGTCGACGTGTACCTGACTCTGGGTGGGCTGAGGCATTTGTGCCTAACCTCCATCGGTTGGTGTCATCATGCGCGCGGTGCGTTCCGGCTCTGGTCCCCAGCCCGCCATCCCAGCCCACCGCGTCGTGTCATACCGCTTCCGGCCTCACGGTCACGCCGTGGAGGTCGGTCCCTCATGCGTGATGCGGACGGCGATGATGCCAGCCGTCACGCCAGAACTGCACGCCTCCATGGCTCTCGCGAACCTGTAGGCCGTGCCACCCGTGCTCGACTTCTCCAGCTTCTTCCGGGTGCTGCCGATAATCAGGCTGTCCCCGTAGGCGATCTCTTTCACGGAAGACCCGCACCAGACAACCGCCTTGCTGATCCCACCGACAGCCACCAGCGCGCCATGGCCAGCGGCCGTGGGTGCATTCTGGAGGATGCCGACAACCACGGACCCCTTGGTCGTGGTCACGTTCACGCGGCCCGTCGTGCTGTTCTGCGTCACCGGGTAATACTGGTAGGACGACAGATCAGCGCCCGCCTCGTAGGTCTTGCACTTCAAGCCAAGCTCATACGACATGTGGTTATCCTCCTCAAGCCGTAGAAGTCGGCCCCTCGTTGGTGATGCGAACGGCGATGATGCCGCGCGCCGTGCCGGTGCTCAGGGCTTCCTCAGCCCGCGCGAACCGATAGGCCGTCCCGCCCGTGCTGGACTTGAGCAGGTAGCCCTTGGTCGAGTTGATGAGCGAGTCGCCGTAGGCGATGCTCCGCCCCGTGATGTTCGTCTGCACGGTGGCCTTGCACACTCCGCCGACAGCCACTAGCGCACCGCGGGCCTTGGCCGCCGGGGTGTTCTGGAGGATGCCGTCCACCCGGGCGCCGCGCGTTGCGGTGACGTTGTACAGCCCGCTGGAGTTCAGAGCCACCGCACTGAACTGCTTGGTGCTCAGGTCGGCCATCGCCCCACCCGTGACCGTCACAAGATTCATCTCGTAGCTCATGTTCCTTCTCCGTCAGCGGCGGGGGCGTCCCCACCTTGTCCGTGTCCGTGACCCGACCAGCAGCCCCGCAGGGCTCCCAGCCGGGTCCGGGCCCGCGCGCCCTAGCGGGCCTTCTGCTCGTCCTGGTACCGCTTCACCAGCGCCTTGTCGGCCCTGACCACCAGATCCACCGCCTGCTCCAGCGTGGGCGCCTCGCCCTTGGTCACCAGCTCGGCGGCCTTGGCCTGGATCTCGTCCCACGCCGTCTTGACCTCGCCCTGCGCACCCGTGCCGAGCTCCTTGAACAGCCCGCCGTTGGCGATCTGCTCGCTCGCGGCCTTGAGCATGGTTTCCAGCGCCGTCCACGTGTCCTCGTCCACCGCACGCTTCACGGTGAGCAGCACGTCAGTATGCTTGTCGCCGCTGACGTTCTCCAGGTCGCCACCCTTGGCGAACCGGATGGCCAGCCCGTCACGCTCCGCCTTCTCGACCGCCTCACGCTCGGCCTTCTCAAGCTCCGCGATGCGCTCGTCACGCTTGGCGATCTCCTCGTCACGCTCGGCAACCTTGGCCAGCGCGGCCGCTTCCGCGTCCGTCTTCGCCAGTGCCTCTGCCTTGGCCGTGTCCGCCTCGGCGCGCGCCGCCTCGAGGTCGGCCTGGGCCTGTTCCAGCTTCTCCATGTCACCTTCCTGCGTTGTGCCCGGATCCACGACGCGCGTGGCTTCCGGGTCGTTGGCCGGCACGACCACCGCGCCGGGGTCCCGCTTCCAGATCAGGATGTCGGCCTCGGGGTTGTCGCCCCGGTCAACCAGGCCAATCGTGTCAATGCGCTTGACGCGCAGTAGATTCCGCTTCTTCGGCTCAGGCATCCGCCATCTCCTCGCGCGTTCCCGCGCCCCTGATGCTGAACATCCGGCGCTCGCCACGCTTTACCTTCTGCCAGGCTTCCTCGTCTTCGATCTTGAAGCCCACCCAGGCGCCGAACCGCTTGGTCGTGATGCCCATCGCCTCGGCCTTGGCCGGGGTCAGTACCAAGCATTCAACGAGCTTGCCCACGCCCTCTAGCTGCGTGTGCATGTCGTCCGCCTCGCGGCTGTTCAGCACGTAGTCGTAGAAGGCGAGTTCCAGGTCCTCGAGCGCCGCCTGGCCCACCACGTCGCCGCTGTTGTCCACCACGTCCACGCCATCAGCCTCGGCCACGTAGGCCCAGCCGAATACCAGCCGCCGGTCCTCGTCTAGCTTCTCGATGGCGAAGGGCGCGAGCTCCAGGTCTTCGGCCGCTTTCTCGGCCTCATCCACGTTCGTCATCAGGGCCCCCAGGTGTGCCATGGCCCCTGCGTGCGAGCCGTGGCACTTCAGGTCTTCCCAATCCCCGTTCCGCCGTACTTGCACGCAGTTGGCTTTCAGCCGGTATGGCACTAGTGAACTCCTATGCTTGGCAGGGTTGGCCGGACGTGGGGCCACGTGGACGCCGCGGCGAGGATGTCCCCTGTCCGGTGGGGTCGGGTCAATTAACCGCCGAAGCGGGGGCCGTTCACGCCCATACCCGTCTTTCCTTGCTCCAACCCTGCACGAAGTCGTCTCCCTGAAACGAAAAAGGCCGCCCGTCCCAAGGAGGTTTCCCGGATCTCGTGTGTCCGGTACTCGCTGCTCAGGACGGGCGGCCCGAAATGCTACGGTTCTCTGCCCCGTCGGCGGGCCGTCGCGCTCGGCTCCGCTATGTCATTCCTTCAAGGTGCTAAGATATAACCTTATCGGTAAGTCGTCAACCGGGCATCTTGGGCCATGCGGACCCGGTGAAGCGCCACGCATCGTCGCGGAAGTAGGCCAGGGTGATGTCTGTCAGGCGCTTATCCATCATGCCGTATTGGCTCAGCGCATCCCGGACTCGGACTACGCCGATGCTTCCGGTATCCACCCATGTGGGCGGCTCCGGCTTCAGCTTGGCTAGGATCGCCGGCGCGAACGGCACAACCACCAGCGCCTTCAGGAAGTCCGTGCGTTTCATGGTACCGCCTCCGGGGCGCGGTAGTACACATCGCAATCCACGGGGGCCAGGTCTCGCATCTCCCGCATGGTCCTGTATTCACCGCACCGAACCTTGATCGCTATCGTGTCGGCGTTCGCCGGTGTCGCGTGGAGCCACGGCGGGTCGATGTCCTCCGGTGCCGTGATGGCGATTCGCACCTCCACCCGAGAGCCAATAGGTAGGGGGCCACCTACCATGTCCTCGACCAGCTTGCCGATAGTGGTGGCGTCAAACTCCATTGGCTTGCTCATAGGTCCCCTCCTTATCGCCAATATGTCCAGCCTATTGCACCCTCGCCAGTACCCGGTCAGCGTATGCCATGGCTCCCGGGACAGGTGCAGGCTCACGGCATCACCCCGCAGTCATCCCAAAGCGGATTTGAGTGGCTTGGATTCCCCCGGAGCACGTTGTGGAGCAGTTCGTGCGCGCCCACCTTCAGGTCGTCCACGACGGGGCGCAGGAGGTAGATGCTGTTCGGCTTCTCCCAGCCGCCCAGCGCATCTGGGTGGCCAGCGATCTCCTCCACCACGAACCACCGCGCATCGCGCGCCGATACGTCCCGCCCCGTACACGCGCTGATGAGTGCCGCCGCTGCGTCCTGCACCGTGCCAGGCTCCATCGGCACCGGATCCACCACGTCTAGCGTGCCGCTGCACCCGGCCATCAGCATGACAGCCAGCAACGCCACCCTCATGCCGCCCGCCTCCTCAGCCACGCATCGGCCAACTGCCAGTCGGCCTCCGTGTCCACGTCCAGCCCCTCCAGGGCGTCCACGACCACCGGCCGCGTCTTCGGCACCCAATACCGGCCCTGTGCCCTGAGCGTGCGGGCAGAGGCGATCTGACAGCCGCCCGTGCTCACGTAGCACTTCGGGGGTCGGGGCCAGCCGATCAAATACGGGTCGGCGGCACCGCCCGGTGGCCTGAGCGGGGCCAGCCAGTTGGATGAATTGGCGTAGCGCAGCGCCTCCCGGTGGGCCCCGCGTACCGTGGCGACCGAGGCGCAGGGATCGCGCTCCCAGAGCTCCATGCAGCGCCGGATCGTCTCAGCGGTGCGTAGCGGGCTGGTGGGCAGCAGCATCCCTACGGCGTGCTCATCGTCCTCGGGGGTGTCCAGCTTGTCCATGACCCAGAGCACCACGTCCACGGCGCTGACGCTCGACTCGGACAGGTGGGGCGGGCGGAACAGCACCTCGGCCACGTTGGTGCGCCACGACGTCTCGCCCACCTCCGTCTCATCGGTCGCCACAACGACGTGCCCGCTGAGGAGCAGCGCCTCGCGTACCGTGTGCAGGAACATGGGCAGGTCGTCCGGTCCCGTGGGCCTCGTGTTCTTGCCCGGACACCGCTCGCTCTCGCCCTTCACGGGGATGACCCACAGGTACTCAGCCACCGTGGGCCGCGTCCTCGGCCTGCATATCAGCCCAGCGTGCCCTCAGTGGAGGACAAAGCAGTTCTCGCACGACGGCCGCCATCGGCTTGCCCTCGCGCTCCGAGACTTCGCGCAGCATACAAGCGCTCTCGGGGCTGAGGTTGACGCCGATGCGCTCTACGTTGCCACCAAGCGGCGACGGTAGGGGCCGCTTCCGTGGTCGTCCGGGCTTCTTTACTCCATGCGCCCCACTGTCCATAATATCCCCCTTGGTTGAAGTAACTCAGGCTACGTCTTCCAGGGCCGACATATCGCCTATGATACCGGCCAGGTCGTGTTCCGCTGCCAGGATGCGCCGGGGTTCGGCGGCCTTCACCAGCGCGATTCCGTGGCCTCGCGCCATCTGCTTCTGCAATAGCCCGCGGACGTGGGCCGAATGCTGATCCAGCTCCAGGTCGGGCGTGAAGATCACCAGCAGCCGCTTCTCCGGTGCCGCCGTCACTACGCCACCCATCCGGTCAGGCCGCACGCTCAAGTCACCAAGCCCCTGTAGCCATAGGCACTCGAAGATCCGGCATTCATCGGGGCGGGTGTCGTAGATGGCGCAGCCGTGCGGGCTCAGGTGCTCGCACGGCGTCCCGGCCCCCTTCTGAAGCGCCTCCACGGCAAGCCAGGTGCAGCACATGGAACAACTGCCACAACGACGTGCGGTCATCCGGGTCCCCTCCGGTTGCCCTATTCGGTAAGCCTAACCTACAACGCCGCCCGGCAATTATCCAGTAGCGGGCTCCCGGGCATCACGGCTTGACGCGCCGCGCAGCCTCCGGGTTCGGCACCATGATCTCCTGGTGGTGGTACCCCAGCCGCGAATAGTCCAACATCACGCTATCGTACCCGGCGCGGTGCAGGGCGGCGGTAACATCACGCGCGGTTGCTGTTGGCGTCAGATCAAGTGCACCCCTCACGAGGGCCTCTTTGTCCATGCCCCACTTGTCCGCCGCCAGGCGGAGTGGATTCTTCAGGGTTACATCGAAGGCGAGCGTCTTCTGACCCTTTCCGGCGATGTTCGGGTCGGTTGATAGATATGCTCCGCGTCCCAAGTAACCGGGATCCGTTCCCGTCCCAAAACGTGCGGGGTCGAAGACATCAAACTCCTCCCCGGCCGTGGCATGAAAGGCCCGGAACGTCGCGGGCTCATCGGGAAGCGATGCCAAAGCTTCTCGGAGTCCAGCCGGGGCGGTTGTGCCTCGGGCCGCCGCCCCCCGTCGTGCGTTCTCGCGGGCTGCCCGTTCTTCCTCGATCTGGCGGATCCGCGCGTCCGTGCGCTGGCCTGCCGCGCTCCGCGTCTTGCGCGTGTCCACGATGCGTGTGTCACAACGGCAGTTGTGGGTAGCGTAACCGTCTGCGATGTAGTAACTTGAAGTGGTTTCGAGGTTATACACCCAACCGGAGAAGTGGCGATGGCTTTGAAGAAGGACTTGCCCGAAACGGTAATCGCGCAACTCTACCGCGACATGGAGTGGTCCGAGTTGCAGGTCGCCAAGCACCTCCACGTCGACCGGAGGACCATCCGCAAGCGCCTGCTCGCCCTCGGCATTCAACCCCGGGGGCGTAGTGAGGCTGAGTTGCTGAAGTGGAGCCACCGGACCCCCACCCAGCGCCACTTCCAGGTGTCCGCCGCCCACGATGCTGTCCGAGGCCAACCCCAGGGATTCTTGCATAAGTGCAGCATCGCCCTCGGGAAGCAGCGCACCCTCCCGAACGTTTCGCCCCTGGAACTCGACGCTATGCGCATGCTCCAGGCCCACGGGCTCGATCCCGTCCAGCAACTCGCGATAGGTCCCTACAATTGCGACCTGGCCCTCGATCCCGTCGCCGTGGAAATCTGGGGCGGCAACTTTCACTTTTTCGGCAGACACTTCGCCCGCGTGGAGGAACGCTTCCGCTATATCCTCAATGCGGGCTGGTGCATCTACGTCCTGCCCATCACCGTCCCCGACCCCCTGACTGAAACCAGGGTGCGCGATCTCGTCACCTACATTCACGCTGCCCGCCGGCACCCACCCGTGCCGCGTGAGTACCGGGTGGTTTGGCGTGCAGGAGAGTGGGAGCGCGTCGGCACAGCGGAGGATGATGAGATCGCCGTGAAACCACCGTTTCGTGGCGCCCACGATCCGACCACGGGGCGCTACTACCGCCTCGCCGGGTAGACACGACGGATGAATCGGCGGGTCGCCCTCGGGGAACGATTGCCCTACCGGCACGGTCGTTTTGTGGAGCCGCATACAGATATCGCATGTCCGTTCCGAAGGCGACGCCAGCCACATGATCTCGTGGTATTCGGGGTTGAGCGCACCCTCGCGCATGGCCTGGGTCCAGAACGCCGAACGGCCGGCTGTCACGGCTCGGGTCGCCTCGGTCCTGGCTATGGTCAGGGCGCGCTGCGTGATGGCCCGCTGTTGGTAGGCGTCGGCCAGCCGGTTGGCGTTCGCCAGCGTCACCTGGGCATTGCGCCGCACCACGTCCCGGCTCATGGCCCACCGCTCGTGCAGGTAGTCCACGCCCAGGTCCCGGTCGGCCGCCTCAATGACGCCTTGCCGAAACGACGTGACGGCCCGGGCCTGCATCTGCGTCAGCCCGATGCTGGACCGGATGGCCCGAGCTGCTGCCTGGGTACCGAGTCCGTTCTCGTAGGCCAGTCGAGTGGCGAGTCGCACCGCTGCCCGTGTTTCGTCCGTCACCTCGCGGATCAGCGTCGGGAGGTGGCTGTTCAGGTAGTTGACCACGAGCGGGTCGATGACCTGCCAGCCCATGCTGACCGTGCCAGGCATCCGGGTCAGGGCGAGGCGGCCGCCCTCCTCCATGGCCGAGCGCAGCCCGGGGCCCATCTCCTGGCCCAACGCGGCGGCCAGCGTCTGCCAGTCCACCGCGCCCTCGACCAGCGCCCAGTTACCCGCCTCGAAGGCGGCGGCGATCCGCGCCATGCTCGTGGACTTCATGGCCTGCAACAGCGCCTGCTCAATGCCCGGATACAGCTTTATGCCCATGCGCTCGTAGGCGGCGAGCGTTTCGCGCCAGAGCGCGTCCATGCGTGGCGGCGTCTTCCGTGCCTTCACGAGCCAAGTCACGCGGGCGCTTCCTCACCCGGCACGTCGGGCTCACCCGGCACGACCACGGGCGCCGGGGCCTCTGGCATGGGCGGCGGCGGCCGGAGCGCACGCTCGCCCTCCGGTACCGCAGGCAGCCGTGCGGCTTCGCGCAGGTGGTCCTCCAGCACGTCGTCAGGGAACAGCGGGGCACCGGCCCGGGACAGCCGCTCGATGAACGTACCGAGCACGTCCAGGTCCACCCGCTCCACGCCACCGTGGGCCAGGGTCGGGCATTCCTCTGTGCCCCACCCGTTCAGGGCCATGAGCCGTGGGATGGCGTGGCGGTTGAATGTTTCGGCCACCTCGTCCAGCACGCTGTTCATGGCGATGGTGAACAACTCGCTCTTGTCGGTGCTCAGCGCGCGGTTGCCCGAATCGGTACCTAGCAGAATGAAATCGGCCAGCAGCGTGGCGGCGATGCGCTGGTCATACCGCTTGACCACCGGGTCGGTGTCCACCCGCTGTTCCCCGGTGGCGGACTTCAACTCGAAGTCATAGAGCTTGTTGCCGAGCGCGTCGTAGGCCAGCGGCATGACGAGGCCCTTCATCTCATCGTTGCGTATGCGCGTTGCGGTTAGCAGGAACGTCTCATAACGCGCCCTGTCATCCGACGATGCGCTCGATGCCGTGATCTGCGGCGGAACCCACATCACCGGCAGCCCCGGCCCCCGCTCGATGCTGATGGCCTCAATGTCCTGGATGCGCTTCTTCATGTACCAGGACGTGAACGCCCGCTCCAGCAGGCTGCGCCCCTCGGGATTGCCCTTGGCCGCCGTCGTGCGGAATAGCAGACTCTTCTCAATCGGGATCGTGTAGACCAGCCCCCGGTTCGGGTCGCGCTGGACCATGGCCGTGACGCCGTTCGAGTCGTCAAACACGAAGTGGTCGCGTGTCTCCTGGGAGCGGCCCGTGATCTTGCGCCAGCCAATCCGGCCGTCCGTGTACTTGCTCGAGGAGCCGGGCGAGTCCTTGACCGGACCCGCGCGCTTCTTGTAGACGAGTTCGGACCACTCCCAGCCGTAGACGAGGAAGGTCAGGATCTCACCGAGCATGTCCGTCCACGAATGGCTCATGTCCTCCATGCAGCCCTCCACGAACTCGACCTGCTCCGCGGCCTGGGGGCCGTCACCTCCCGCCTCCACGCGCCACGGCACCTGACGGGCGAGCATCTCGATGGCGAACAGGCCAGCGCCCACCACGGGGTCATAGCGGCTCATCTCCGTCCAGACCTTCACAGCCAGGGTGCCCTTGAGCTGCCTCATTGGCTGGTCGCTAGGCAGGCCGCCGGACACCTGTAGTCCGCTGACGCCAGCCTCACCCATCAGGTCAACCTTCGTGTCTTCTGCCATCGGCCCCTAGCTCCCCTAGTCCTCGGTCTGGGTCAACGTCCCCGGTTCGCTACAGTCTCCATGCTGGTACCTGCACGAGCCCATCTAGTCTTAGGCCCACCACGGGCGCCTCGGCCTCATGCGCCAGCATCAGTTCCCACAGCGCCCAGGCCCGGGCATCGGCTCGGTCGGGGCTGGGCATCCGCTCGCCTTCGATCCACGTACACATCTGGTCTTCCAGGTCACCGAACGTCCCGACGTGGTGGACCCTGCCCTGCTCGTCCAAGGCGGCCACAGGCTCGAATCGCTTGTGCTTGCCCTGACTTGCGTGGACCTTCTGCACGTTCACGGTCGGGTCAATGGTGCGGATCGTGTGCGCTACCATGTCACCGCCCTGGTTCGCCTCGGCCACCACGGCGTCCGCCTTGAATCGGTGGTACAGGCGCACGGCCGTCTCGCCCCATTCCTGGGGGGAGTAGCGCCCGCTCGCGTCCTCGAGCACATAGCCATGCTGCTTGAGCGATACCGGGCCGTCCACGCCAGCCACCACGATGCCCGTCTCGTCGGACTTCGACGTGGCCGTAATGGCGGGGTCCACACCGACCACGATGCGCGCCAGGTGCGGCTCCTGGAGCACGCGGTTGTCGTCAATCGTCTTCCGGTGCCATAGCGCCCGGGGATCGTCGCTCAGGATCTTGGCATAGATTTCCTGCTGGCCGAGCGTGGTGCCCTCGAGCGGGGCGATGACCGTATCGTAGAACAGCGGGCTCAGGTTGTAGCGGTTGACGTAGCTGGACGACGTGACCATGCGCCACGCCGGATCGGTACTGCACCGGGCCAGCACGTCCTTGACCAGCTTCATGGGCTTGGGCGTGGTTGTGACGCACACCTTCGGCGCGTCCAGTTTGGCCTCGCGCATCCCGAACATCAGGTTGTCCCACGTCTCTTGCGGGTAGCGCCAGGCGGCCAACTCATCGCACCATGCCCTGTCCCCGCCGAACCCGCGCGTCTGCTCAGGGTTGGCGCCGGAGAACACGGTAGCCGTTGCACCCGTGGGCCAGGTCAGGCGGCGCTTGCTCGGCACGTACTCGGGGCGCTCCCATGGTGGGGCCACGGTCATAATGCCGCTCAGGCCCTCTACCATGACGTCGCGCACATCGCCGGGTGTCTTGCCTATGATCGCCATGTGCCTGCGCTCGTCCCCGGCCATTGCCTCAGTGTGCATCCATTCGGCGCCCGTCCTCGTTTTGCCTGCGCCTCGCCCTGCCAGTAGCAGCCACATGAACCATACGCCTTCGGGTGGGAATTGGTCGGGCCTGCCCCAGAAGTCCCAATTCCATTCCAGCCCGATCCAGTCTTCATCGCTGAGGCTTTTGAGCCAGGCGGTTCTCTGTGATTCGGGCAGCGATGCCAGCCAAACGGCCCACGACAGCCCGTCGGGCCTCGGCTGCAACCTCTGCAATTTCGATGGCATCTCCATCCGCCCCCGTGTGCTCTACTCGCTGCGTCTCGCGGTATCCGGCCTGCGTCTTCAGGTAAAAGCAGATCGCACCGATGTTGCCCTTCCGGGCCTGTGCCAGTAGTGAGTTCCCGACATCCCGCACCGCACTCGCCCTGCCTTCTTTATAGGCACGCGCAATCTGCTCGTCCCGTTTCTTGGCTGCCTCAAACGTGTCGTGGCTGATCCCGAAGTAGTCCGCCATCTGCTCCATGTTGAGCACCCCGGCAAGCACCCCGATCTCCTTCACTTGCTTCTCCGTGGGCGTCCACGGCTTCGGGCCCGGCTTGCTGCCGTTCTTGGGCTTGCTGTCCGCCTTCCCGTTCTTGCTCGGCTTCTTGCCGTTGGTTCCGCTCATGGTGCCAGCTTCAGGTCGCGCAGGGTGAGCATAACGGTGGCCCCGTTCAGGCGGACCTGGAACAGCGGTAGGTCGGGGTTGACCCGCCCGGCCAGGAGCGAGCGCACGGTATCCACGCCGACCGATAGCCCCCTGATGGGCAGCGGCATACCATCGGGCGTCAGGCGGTAGGTCAGCGAGACGCCGACGTGTCCCGTGCTGCTCGCCGTCAGGTCCGTCGTACCGTTGCCGTCGCTTGCCATGCCTTCGCTCCCGCTGTGCTCAGGTATCCGTCCGGTGGCCCCATCGTCAGTTCTCCGCCCAACGTCAGCAGCATCTCGCCCAACTCGCCCACGGTAGGCTCATGCAGGTGCCAGGGGTTTAGCGGCTTGTGCTTCCCGTGGCGTACCGGGCACATGACTACCAGCGCGCCACCGGGCTCCAGTGCGTCGTAGGCCCGCTGTAGCCATACGGGCTGCTGATGCCCGGCTAGGTGCTCCAGCGTCTCAATGCAGACTACCGCAGCCAGCGGCTCGAATCCCTGTAGCCATGCGCCTGCCTGGCAAATGGACAACCCGTAGAACGCCACGTTGTCCAGCCGGTACCGTCCCCTCGCCACGTCCAGGGCCTCCTGGTTCCGGTCTACGCCCACGATTGCCCTGTCCCTGAACGCCTTGGCCAACATCGCCGTGCCGTACCCGGTTCCACATGCGCAGTCGAGGATTGCCCCATCCGGTAAGTGCGCGGCACGAAGCAGCCGGACGGCCTCACGGTAGCGGCGTGCATGGCGGGCGGTGCTTTCCTTGCTGCTCGAGTGCTTCGGGTCGTGGTACTCAGCAGGGCGTGGTGCGACCGGCTTCCGTTCGCGCATCGGGATGATGATGGAACGGCTACTCATACGAGGCGGACCTTACGGTGAGGTGCCCCAAAGTACCTACCCTGTTGGGTGTTAGGCCCGCGGCGATCTGTGCTGCGCGAATGGAACCAAAGTAGCGCACGTATAACGTATGAGAGGGCACTTCTGGAGCCGCAGTGATTTCCGAACAGCTCGGCGTGTGCCCAAGCTGTTCCGCTAGGGTGCGGAGTGCGTGGATAGAGGTTTCTGGCCCAATCCATGTCTTGGCGCGGCCCGCACGGTGGGCATTAGAACACGGTCGGGAACAGTACTTCCGTCGACGTGCCCCGAACGGGGTAACCATGAACCCCCTACCGCACCCAACGCAGCGGACGGGCACCCTCATGTTCCTAACTTTGTCGCAACCGGCGCGACGAACGATTTGAGCAACCCGCTGCCGGGTTATACCATATTTCGCGCCGATGGCGGCGAACGTCATGCCGCCCTCATAGGCCGCAACCATTTCTTCGTCGCGCATCATGCTGTCCTTAGCCGGGCAATCGCCGGCAGTTCGGAGTCCCAGATGCGTTTCACGCCGTCGCCCAATGCGCCACCGTCCATCGCCCTGATATGCTCCACCAGTCGCTTGAACGCCCACGGCTCCAGGCTGGCCGCATGGTCGCTGCCCTTCGCGTTGCGGTCCAGCGTGATATGGCGCTCCACGACCTCGGCACCAAGTGCCACGGCCCATTCGGTGGGGCTGCGTCCGTATTCATGTCCACTGTAGCCCACCCGCCAGCCCTCGTCCCCGAACGTCTCGTGCATCCATGCAGCCAGCCTGGGCACGCACATCAGGTTGAGTTCCGTGGTCGGGGCCGGGTAGGCCATGTGACAGTGCAGTACCCAGAGCTCCGGGCATTCGAGGTGTAGCGGTGTGGACGCGGTGAGTCGGGCATAGGCCACCACCACCGCCGTGCGCGTCTGTTCCTCGGCTATGCCACCCGTGCTCAGGACTAGCGCCTGGGCTCCGCGGCGTGCGGCCTGATTGGCGGCAGCGACCACGAGCTCCAGGTCGGTGACCCGGGCCGAGGGGATCTTGATCCATGGGCAGGCCAGTGCGTTCTCCCGTTCCAGGCTCGGCACGTCGAACACGCTCACGCCCATGGCCACACCCGCCATCCGGGCCTCACGCTGGAGTTCGGCCAACTGCTCGGCGCTGAACTCCATGCGCTTGCGGTATGCCAACTTGGACATACGCTCGCCCCATGGTGTGTCGCGCAGTTCGTTCCATTCGGCTTCGGGTACGGCAAGCTCGGGCGTGCGTAGCTGGAACTTCACCGCGTCAACACCCGCCTCTGCGGCAGCATGGATCAGACGGACGGCCTTGCTGAACTCGCCATCCCAATTGATCCCGACTTCCGCGCAGATGTACGTGCTCATGCCAGCATCCACGCCCCCAGCGAGTAGAGCACCCAGCCGCAGAACATGCCGAGGAGCACGGCCGCAATCGCCCGGCGCCAGCTCATGGCTGCTCCGTCTGGTCCTGGCTACGGACCATCGCCGCGCGGTCGCGGTCCTTCCGCCCACGGGTCGCGCGCTCCTGCTCCGCGTCGTATGCGTCCCACCGGATGGGCGCCTGCTTGCGCGTCTTCCAGCCGTATGGGGTGCGGAGTTCTTCCGTGCCGTTGCGCTTGCGTGTGCGGCTCATCAGCCCGCCTTCCGTCCGTCCACATCCTGCCAGTCGAACTCACCGAACAGCGTGCCGTCCGGGTCTACCTTGGCCAGAACCTCGTCGCGCGTCTGATTCATACGCACGGGCCTCGGTGCGCCGCGCAGCGCGGCCATGCACCCACTCACCCGCTTGCGTGGCTCCATGTTGGCGACGGTGTAGTCAGGGTTGTCCTCAACCAGATCCTCCACCGCCAACACCTCACCGATGCGGATGCTGACCTTCGCCGTCACCGCGGGCCGCTCCTGCCCGAGAATCAACACGCCGTCCCCGTTGCCTTCAGCCATCAGGTCCCCCCTGTTAGGCCCGCCAGCGTTTCTGCCAGCAGGGCGTTGCATTGTCTCGCCCACGTCACGTTGTCCGTGTCCACGGGCTGCGCCTCACGGATCAGCCGCGTTACCGTGTCCTGCTCATCGCCCTCGTGGAGCATTGGCACGCCGATCTGCCGGGCGAGATAGCCGACCTCGGCGAGTTGCCCGAGTCCCACGACAGGCGCACCCATGCTGGCGGGGATCAGCATTCCGTGCTTGCGCATGGATACGACCACGCGCACGTCCCCGTATGCGGCACTCGCCCACTCCCGCACGCACTCGCATGTGGGCGGGTACAGGTCGGGCCGGGTGTCGTCCAACTTGTCGTGCAGCACACCCCATGAGCCGAGCAACGTCCGCGCTCGCTCGTCCAGCTTCTCGATATGCGGCACGATGCGAACCCGTAGGCCCAACGCAGAGGCGGCCCACGCGACATGGTAGAGCGCCAGCGCCTCACCGTAGCGGCCACCCGCCCAGCGCCAGTCCGCCTTATCGCTTGCCCAGCACAGGGCCAGCACGTCCGAGCCGCCACGCCATGGCTCCCACGGCGCACCCAACGCAGGATCGGCCACGACCTGCACACGATCAGTCGCAATGCCGAGCGCGCCCAGATGGTCGCATGTCTCCGGGTTCCGCACCGTGAATGCGGCGGCGTGTTCCGTCAGCCAGCACAGGGTGGGCGCAAACATGGGGTGCGTGCCGGTCAGGTCTTTCAGGGTGGGAAACGCAGTCCAGCCGATGCCCCAGACGACTACCGGGATGCGCAGCGCCTCGAGGAATGCGGGCGTCACCTGCCATTGCCAGCCGCTCACGCTGTTGAGTTCCGGCTTGTCCCAGAGCAGGCCACCACCACCCACTAGTACGGCGTCCAGTTTCGCGTTGGCCCATTCGGCCTGCTCACGGGTGGTCCATTGCGTGCTCTGGCAGTCGGACGACGTAATGCCCCAATCGGCTCCGGTGGCCTCGCGCACAGCCCACTGGATGGCCCGGTCGCCGTAGTTCCTGCCCCACGCGCCGATGTGCAGAAGCCGCTTCACGCTGGGTCCCGTGGCAATATGCCCGAATGGGTAAGCCATGAGACAACCACATCGCGGTCGAATCCCGCTGTCTCGCACCAGGCGACGGAACGCCGGGGCTCACACCAGAAGCGGAGCTCGCCCGCGTGGTGCGCGTCCCACGCCACACCCGCCTGCTTGCCAGCCGGTCGTGGCACCCGCAACACCTTCACCGAATCCGCCAACAGGGATTGGGCCAGCCTGCGGTACCCCCTGAAATCGTGGCCACTCGGTGTGCGTTTCCGGCTGTCGGGCACCGCATCTCCGTGTCTAGGTCAAGGGTGCGCTGCCCCAAAGATATAGCGTTTCGGGCAAATTGCAAACCCCACCCGCCGCGCTATGCGCTGATCTTCTCCAGGCCAGAGATACGGGTGTGCTTGGTGGGTGGCTCCCTGTAGGCGGGTGCCGCGGTCTTCAGGGCCTCCGCGTTGAGCCGTGCTATCTCGGCTTCCTCGAGCCGACGGGCCTGCTCCCTCGATTCGTTGGCCGTGGTGCCCTCGGTGCGGCGCTGGTCCTCCTGCCGGTCGGATGCGATGGCGTCGTCTATGGCGCGCTCGAGGATGGAGGCGAAGTACGGCCGGTAGAATCGCTCCGGCTTGGCGGCGGTCCAAGACAGGATCGCCGTGGCGAGGATTGGTGGCTGTCGGTCGGTCGCCATGCCCTTCCATGCGCCCTGCTCGGTTCCGTGTGGACCCCAGATGCCCCAGATCGAGCGTTGCGCCATCAAGTCCACACTCGTCAGGCAGTCCGCGTGGGTGCCTAGCCAGGGGGCTAGTTCGGCGTGCCGGGAGTTTTCCACATTCGGTGGCCGCTGGGGGGCTACGGGGGGGGTAGTTTCAGTAGCAGAAGCAGAAGAAGACTGCAAACAGCAAACTGCAAAGCTAGATTCTGCCACTGGCAAAACTGTGGCACTGCCAGAATTGTCCTTCTCGTGCTTGGCCTTTGCGCCGGCCTTCCCCGCGTCCGATTTCGCCTTGCAGTAAGCGTCCTGCTTTTGACGCTCCAGATCGAGCCTCGGGTGGGTGTACCGTTCACCGCTCCTGCGGAAGCACTTTTCCACACCCACCCAGATGCGTTCCATGTCGGCTTCGGGCACCCGACAGAGGCGGGCAAGTAGACTCGAGTCGGCGGGGATCGATCCCTCAAGCCAGCAATAGGACAGGAGGTGGACGTAGGCCCCCTCCTGCTCTAGCGTCATCAGCGCCACGAGCTCGTCAGCTAGGTAGTCCTTTGGGTAGAACTGGAACGCGGGGCGCTTGTCAGCCACGTATCTTCTCGGTCGGGGTGTCTATCCCCATGCGGGCCCGCAGGGCGTCAAGGGCGTGATGGACGATTGCCGCCAGTTCGCCGTCGCGTGCGATGGGGTACTTGGCCCTCACCGCCTCGATCTCTGAGCGGATCTGGTCGGCGGTGTAGAGAGGAATCCACTCTGTTTCGCCAGGTTCCTTCCAATCCGAAAACCCGTGGTCTACGTGGTAGAACCCCACCGGCTGCATCTTGTCAGCGGCCATCGTGGCCCTCTTCACATTGCTGCCTGTAGAAATCGCGCTCCTCTTGTTCTTCCTGACGGCGACGTTCTTCGTGCTCGCGTTCGCGGCGCTCGTATCCTTCCGGGTCGCGGTCATAGGCAGCCATCTCCTCATTCATGCGGCGAATGAACTCCACTGGCATGACCATCCCCGTAGGCCACCTCGGTCTACCCACGGTCGTCCTCCTTGGGCTCGGTGCCCTGGTCATAGATCCACTGCCGGGCGATCTCACAGAGGGCGATGAACACTGCGTCCTTGTCGCGTTCCAGTTGTCCCAGGTCCGCGTAGGGCACGAGGTCAGGATGGATCTTGCGCTCGCTGTCGTAGGCTTCGCCGTGGGCCCATCCCATCGCCAGATAGGCTTGCATCCATGACCCATGAAGCTCCTCCGGCGACATGGATCTATGGGAGCCACACTGACGTTCGATCACCTTGCAGAACTGCGCCCGAAAGGCGTCTTCGCGGTGGTCCCACCACGCAGGGATGATCGGTGCGCCAGCAGCGGTAGCGGCAATGCGAGCCGCCTCGTACACGAAGTAGGCTCTACGCTCCGTCAGGCTCATGTCGCCTCCTCCCCGAGGGCCACGCAGCGGTCCCACTCCGCCATCAATTCACGAGTCGTAACCGCACGTCCGCATATCTCACTCGCTGGGTAGCGCCACCCAACGAGACGGCAGAGCCTTCCTACCGCGATCTCGAATTGGCATTCATCATCCATCAACTCCCTGATAGCCGTTCTGATTTCTTCGCGCTCGGTGTTCTTCACGGCTTCCCCTCCCTGGGGGCCACGGGTGAGGCGGGGGCGTGCCCGTCGTAGTCGATGATCGGCGCGAACAACCCGCTCGAAGCCTCCGTGGACAGCTTCGCACTCAGGACGGAGATCGTGTCGATTACGTCGCGTGTGTCGAGGTTCACCATCACATCGACCGGCCCGTTTTCGTGGCTGGAGTAGATGCATAGGCGATGCGTGTCGGACGGGACCGGCGCGGTGTTCGTATGGCCGCAGCACATGAACGAGGCGTGGCCCTCGGACGAGAGCCGGGCCATGCCCGCGCAGTCGTTGCGCCCCCTCGGGCAACCGCCTGGATGGTGCGTCTCCCCGTCCCATAGGCGCGCGCTGCTTCTGGCGTCATTCATCTCTTCACCTCCGGGTGGGAGCGGAGCGCAGCGAGCAAACCAGCACGGATCGCGCGCGGCCACTCGGCGGCCCAGAATTGCACGTCGTGTGGCTTGAGCGGCTGCATGGCGTGGGTGATGGCCTCGGCGTGGAAGTCGCGCACCATCTGGTCCAGCGCCCCCACGTCCTGCTCGGCGTCGCGTCGGACCAATTTTTCGCACGTTCGGCGGATCGAGTCCTTGTGCTTCGCCAAGAAACGTTCAGCGAACTCATCCGGCTCCTGCTCAACGGGCTCACGGTAGACGGAGCCCAGCGGCTCGCCGCAGTCGGCGCACCGAACCTGCGTTGCGTCCTCGGTGCAGCACGCGGCACACAATGGCTCCCCAACCGTGCGGGAGCGGAGAGCGGCAGCGAGCCCGATGGCAGCAGCCCGTCGCGCGTCTACCCTGTCTCTTACGTCCACGAATTTGTGCCCATGAAACGGCCCGAAGCACTCCTGCTCCAAAAGCACCCGAGCCAGCGCCTCCACGTCCTCGTGGGGCTCGGGACGTTCTGCGGCCAGGTGTGCGTGGGCGTCGTGGGCACCCATCGCTGCCAGGGCTTGCCACAGGTGGTGCATCACCTCGTCAGCTATCTCATCCGCCCCGATGTCGTACTCTTGGAGCGATACGAGCGCGCATCGGATATTGGCCTCCACGGTCTCCTCGTTCGGGCGCTCCGGCTCCCCGGGCACTGCCTCGGTCCATCCCCTCGGACGCCGAAACTCCCACTCGCGCTCCACGTCCTCATGGGGCTCCACGGGAGGCACGGGGCGCGACGTCTCATCTTCCCATGCCAGCGTTCCATCCAGCTTCCACACGAGGTCAAGGTCGAAGTCCACCGTCGGCTCCTCGCTGGCTTCCGGGGGAGAGGCGGTGAGCGACACAAGCACCTCTCCGGATTCCACCGGATGGCCGAAGTGCCTTCCTGCATGCCCCCTCGGCCTGTCACAGATGTAGACCGGATCTCCGAGGCCACCGCCAAGGCCGAATGCGCGGCCACAGTAGTTCGGCTCCCGCTCCCCACCTTGGCGGGCGAGGGCGAGGATGCGCTCCCGGAAGTGCGACACCGCAGCGAAACTCCTAGGAGGCTCGGACCCAGGCATATCCGCACCAGCCAGATAGGCGCGCTCCAACTCGTCCTGTATCCGTTCCACCAGCGCCTCCACGTCCCCAGCATCACGGCGAGCGCGAACGAACTCCGTAGACGACAGCCCTCCCGTTATGTCTGGGGCCGCACCGTAAAAACTCGCCATCGTGGGAAACTCCGCATCGGGGGGCACGGGAGTGGCATAGAGGGCCATCGCCTCACCATCCTCCACGTATGGCATGAAGGGTGAGACCTGCGCCCACTCGCCTCCCTGTAGCGCCGCGAGGTTCTTCGGCGTGATCCACGCCACCGCCACCGGCTCCCCCACGGGCTCGGCACGGAGCAGAGCAGTGGCCTCGCGGACGGTGGCCCTGTGCTTGTCCAGTTCCTCCCGGGTCACGTATCTGTCCCTCATGCCCATCGACGCATCAACGCGCTCCAGTGCCCTCGCGATCCTCTCGCGCTCAGTCATGGTCCGGTACCTCCGCCGTGAACATGGTACGGATGCAGCGCACGTCACCGGCACGATGCTGCTTGTCCCACTCGCCGGGTTTGCCCATATGCTCCTTCCACGCCCCGATGCTTCCTACTAGCGACGGGCGGGCCGTGAACGGCAGCGACACCCATTCGCTGCCGTTACGCATCCACACGACCCAGTTCCACTCAGTCCTTGTCATGATCGGGCCCTCTCACGGGTGCGGAGAGCGGCGAGCACGTTTGCCGCCTTTCGCAGGTCACGCAGAAGCCCATCGAACACCTCCACGCGAACCCCCGCGTCCTGCGAAATCTTGAGCAGGTCGGCGTGCGTCACCAAGCGCGCGACGAGTTGCGAGTCTGGCCACCACTCCACGTCCCCAGGCTCAGCCACGGTGGGGAGGGCAGCAAGGATCGCCTTTTCAAGCCACACAACCCGCTCGGGGCCTTCAATGCCAACGTTTTCGGATTCACACATTGGACAGCGGTACGTTTCCTCTGTGCTGTCAACAACGTGGAACCGCTCGCAGTCGCGGCAAAAGAAGGCCCCGATGTTCCCGTAGAGGGCGTGGAGGTCTACTCCGTCGGCGTGATGTCCACGTAGTACGCCTTCCCCGCCTCGAAGAAGCCCGCCAGGGCCTTGTTGGCCACGTTGAACTTCATCTCGCCCCACGGCGTGTAGATCGAGAACGCCCGATCCTCCTTCGTCAGCGCCTCGTCGTACTGCGTTGGTCATCTCGATCACCGCCCCGTTCTCGCTGGCCGGATCGCCCTCCACCTTCTGCACCGTGAACTTGCACCGTGCCGTCTTGACCATTCCCCACCTCGCTCTCTGTTGCCACCAGTTCAGGGTCGGTGGCTTCACCGTTTCTCAGCGCCTCCACATCCTCCCTGTGGGGCTCGGGGGCACGTACCAGGTCTCGCAATGTGATGTCGCTCGGATGCTTGGCGCCCCGAGGGATAATCCGCAGCGTACCACACTCGGCGCACATCTGCGTTTCCCCGAAATGCTCGCTGGCGGGGCTGGTCGTCTCCCACCGATGCGGCGCACCAGCCGCACATGGGTAGGTGTCTGGGTCCCTTCCTCCGCCGCTCATCTCTCCCCTCCTTCGGGCTCCACGGGAGGCACGGGGCGGGTCGTTTCGTCCTCCCACTCAAGGCTCCCATCAGGCTTCCGCACGAGGTCAAGGTCGAAATCCACCGTCGGCTCCTCGCTGGCTTCCGGGGGAGCCGAGGCGAGGCGATAGCCGTAGACGTGTGACGCTGCCGTGCCGGACGACATCGGGCAGATTCCGCCCTGCCACTCGGGGCGACCACAGTTGACGCAGATCTTCGCCTCCCTCTCCCCGCTCCCGGCGAGGGCGGCACGAAGCGATCCCACCTGAGAGCGCAGTGCTTCAGCGTCCTGCTCCGTGTGCATCAAGTCGGTGCGGAGGCGGATGATCTCGGCCACGGCAGCGTCGAGTGCGCGAACAGCCCGTTCCGCGTCGTCCGCGGTCGGGTGTGGATTTGCCTCAAGCACGTATGCGGCTTCCTTGGCTTCGCTCACGACATCCGCCTCCTCGCTCCCCGTGGGGAGCCCGTCAGGAGTGCTCATGGTCCATCTCCGTGACTTGCTGATTGATCTTCGCGGCTTCGGCCATATGCCATGCTATCACGGGTGCCGCGCCGTCTACTTTGTCGAGCCGCGCTGCCCATGTGATGTGCTCCATCATCGCATCGCGCAGGCGGTTCCTTGCGATCCTGCGCGCTTGGTCCTTGGCGTACTTCGAGTCCCGCCCGCGCCAGTCAATGAGGGCCGTCAGGATGTAGGCACGAGCCACGTCTTCGGAGATCCACCCAGCGTCCGGCCACTCATAGACCGGCCCGAGCCATTCCCACTCGCCCACCTCACATGTCACCGCAGATCCACGGGAGCGAAAGTAGAATGGCTGTCCGTCGAAAGTCCCTTCGGCCTGCACGGGGCAGTTGCCGCCAAGCCACTCGATAACGAGCCCTTCCTCGGGGAGCCCGCTGGGGGTGGTCATCCGTAATACTCCGCTTCGAGGTCCTGTTGGCGGTCAGACAATTCTTGCGCCATCGCAGCAGCGGCGTCCCTGTCGATCTCGCGCGCCTCGCGGTTGTATTCCTCGCGGGTGATACGGCCAGCATCGAGGTCCGCCTCAAGGCGCTCATGTTCGCGCTCTGCCGCGCGATCAATGTGCCATCTACTCATCGTCGTTCTCCTCCCCCTACCGGGGGCCTGTGGGGTTAACAGCCCGCATCCTCCGTGCGATCTCGCGCAGGAGGTAGCCGGGGGTGCCATGTGAGTAGGCGTCGCCCGCAATCACAATGACGACCCCGATTTCTGGGTGTCGGTCGAACCACTCGGCCCACGCCTCCAGGGCTTCCGGGGTGGGCTCGCTCGCTTCGATTACCTCGGCGGCGCAGTCCAACGTGTGCGACAGGTCCAACGACAGGCACGGGCTCCCAGCGTAGGAGCGCAGCGTCTGCGCCAGTCCTCGGGCGGCAGAGGGCTCGCCCCCATCACCCGGGGCACGCTCAGGCGTACCCGACTCACGAGACACGAGCGTCTCGCTGGGTGATGGGGGCGAAGCGCGACGGTTCCAGGCGGCTGCGTTGTCGTCCCTGTGGATGCTCGCAATTTCCGGTCCCATCGCCCCACAGTCGGCGCATATCACTTCGCCATCGCTATCGTGCCACGCATTGTCTTCCCCGCAGAACGGGCACGGCTTCAACGTCTCAGTCATGGTCCCCTCCGTAGGCACGGAGGATGGAAGCCAGGGTACAGTCGGGTGCATGGCCCCTCGCCTTTGACTCACCGCACAGCGGGCATTCAGGGCGGGGCGGATCATACGGGGCCTGCCCTGCGTGTTCGCAATCCCTTAATGCTCCCAAGATCCGCTCCCACTCCTCCACCGGGACGACCACGACGTGGACCATGTCGGCGTAGTACTCGTCGCTGTTCCACACGCGGACGACCTCGCCTGGGTTCTGGCCCATCGTTCCCGGTGCGATCCAGCCCTTCACGATCTCGTTCATAGCTCCTCCGCCATTCGAGCCGCGATCATTTTGTCCTGAATCGCAATCGTTTCTGTCGCTGCGTCCAGCGCCTCCCTCATCTCAGCGGCAGAGCGTAGGGCAGAGGCGACTCTGTCTGTGGCGAACACGCGGCGACCGTCTTCGGTGCAGTGCATCTCCGCGACCTTCAGCCTCCACGCTAAATCCCGGTACTCTGCGGCGTTCATGGGAACACCGCTATTCCGATGGCGTAGGCGATCACAAGGAGGATGATCGCTGCGACCACCGCGAATGCCCCGAATATCGTGGCATAGTACGGATCGCGGTCCATGCCTTTCCCGACCGTCCTCGACACGATTCCGAGGACTAGTAGGGCCCCTAGGCCCATGAACAATCGCGCAGTCCCCGGGTCCGTCGTGCTCCGCTGGCTCGGTGGTGGGCCATACCGTCCGCGCTTCCGTGCATGCTTCGCGCTCGGCCTCGCCCAACTCCTTCAGGAGCTTGTCGGTCAGGTCCACGAGGGTGTGCATCCACTGGAGCGCGTACTCCTCGGGCTCTTGGGCCACCGTGTCCCGGACGTGGGCCATGAGCGCAACCTGGCGGCGCAGGGAGGCTAGGTTGTGGGGGTGGCGGCACTTCATGCGACCTCCTCGCGGCCGAAGTTGGCGGCGGCGATGTCTGAGGCCATGACGGAGTGGATGGCGTCACGGCGCCCAAGCTCGATGCCCTTCGTCAGCCCCTCGGTGTGGGCGTGCTGACACGCGGCCTTGAGGTGCGCGGCGGCGAGCGGGGCGGCCAGCATCATGCCGGCGGATACGCCCAGGAGCACGCCGACGAGGAAGGCGAGGGTGGTCGGGTTCATCAGTCCTCCGTCAGGTTGACGACTTTCGTCGCGTAGGTTTCGCACCCGGGGGTACGCACGCAGCCGTTGTAGGCGTTCAGGCTTTCCCGGATCGCCTTGTCCAGCGCCCGGCCCAGGTAGTCCCGCAGGATGGTTGAGCCGTAGCACACGCTCGTGATCCCGTCAGTCAGGTCGGTGCCGCACGGGTGGTCCGCTCTCACGTGCACCGGCATGATCTGCATCCAACCCACCGCGCCGGCGAAGCTCGTGGTGTCGGGAACTAGCCAGGGGTTCTCCACCATCAGCACGGCGGCCACGAGCGCAGGCGATAGCTCCCGCGTCTCGGCCTCGGCGACGATGGCCCACGCGGCTTGGCGCGCCAGCCACGGGTCCCGCGCCCGCCGTAGTAGCGCCCGCTCGATGGGGAACACGTGGCGGACGTACCGGGTGACATCCCCGTCCAGGCTCGCGGACAGGAGGGCGGCCTGACGCTCCATGCGGGCAACCTCCGCCTCAACGTCGTAAACGGCGTGCTCGATGCGCGTCCGCGTGGTATGGGGCAGGAACGGCGCGGCGATGAGGGCGGCAAGCACGACCAGGGCGGACCTCACGGTGTGGCCTCCGGCGGCGCTTCCTGGGTGTCAGGCACGTCGGGGCCGAGCAGGGCCGTCAGGCCGAGTTTGAGAGCAAACGCGCACCAGCCGACCAGCCAGACCCACCCACGGGTCACCAGTGGGATGGCCTTCCAGTCCTGCGGCCGGAGCGCATCCACGGCACGGACCAGCCGACGCGCGGCCTGCCGTACCGATACCAGCGCCCGTCTCGTTCTCGTGGTCATGCAGCTCTCCTGCCGACGTATCGCCAGCGATAGATCAGGTTGCCGTTCGAGCCCGGGGTCGTGCTCACGTGGTCGGGATGCTCTGAGCGGACCCAGTCCCGGGTGCGGAACACGGTGCCCATGATGTTCGGGGAACAGTCCGCGGGGAGCGCGAGACTTGCCTGCGTCTTGCGGAGCACTTCCGCGTCATCGGCCGTCACGCACGCCTGGGCCTCACCCAGCATGTCCACCCGGAGCAGACAGAGCACGGCGAGCCGGTCGCGCATCCGCTCCAGCCACGCCCGCCGCTCGTCGGCCATCTTGTCCAGCACGGAGACGGCACGCTCGCGCTCGGGTGGGCGTGGCTCGAACAGGTCGGGTGGATACGTGCGAACGGTGCTCACCGGCCCATCTCAAAGAGGTGGAAGACGAGCGCGCCGTCGGCCATCTGCCACGATCCGATATACCGCCCCACGTCGTCGTGAAGCGTGTGGCCCGTGCCGGCGAAGCGGAAGCGGCGCATTTCCTTGGGCAGCATAGGGTTCACCCGCGCCCACAGGCAGGGCACGCCGCCCTGCATGGCCACGTAAAGGGGTTCTGCCCCCATGGGCATTTCCAGGGTCACCACGTCGCCCAGGGCCAGCGGAAACTTCCACATGACGGTCATGCGGCCTCCACCGACGCCATCAGCCATGCGTCGTGGTACATCGGGGCGGTGGCTCGCACGGATTCCTTGGTGCGGCCCCAGGTGGCCAGGAACTGCGCCTCGCTGGCGTTGTCATAGTCCTGATGCACGGGCCTCCAGAGCGGGACCAGCACCGTCAGGTCGCCACCACTCCCGCGCGACTTCATGTGGGCCGGGTCGATCTGGTAACCCCTGGTGGCCGTCAGTCCGGTCACCTCGCACGGCTGGACCACGACCCAGTCCCGCTTCTCCCCGAAGTTCCGGGCGTACAGCTTGGCGCGGCGCTTCGGGTTCGTGCGTGGGATGCTGTTGCGTGGCCGCTCGCCGGCCAGCACCTCGCGCCGCAACCGCTCCTGCCAGGCGCGCACGGACGCGGCGTGCTTCTGTCTCGCCTTCTGCACGTCGGGGCTCATGCGGCCTCCATCGAACGGGCCTCACCGTCAACGACCTGGACCAGTCCGGGGCCCGAGCGGCCCACGGAGCAGATCAGGACTTGCACCCCGGGTTCCTCGCGCGCCTCGGCGTCGATCTCCGCCAGCATGTCGTCGTCGAGCACGTCGCCCTCGTCGATCAGCGTGAAGCCGAGCCCGGCGGCCTCCGCCACCGCCAGCGCGATCCGCACGCGCTCCCCACCGGATGCGACCTCAAGCGGGCGCGCGTTGTAGATCGGCACGCCCTCCGGGTCGAAGGACAGGCCGTCTACGGGGATTGCGGCCGCTTCGATCAGTGCCAGGCGCTCGGCCTCCACGGCCTTCATGGCGGCGGTGATTCGGTCGTACTCCGCCGTTGCGCGCTCGGCCTCCACCTGGGCCGCCTCGTATGCCTCCCACGGGCGCATGGAGCGGGCCACGGCTTCCGCGCTGGCGATGTGGGCCATGTACGCCTCGATGGCCTCGGTCGGGTCGGGCATGGCTTCGGCGGACGCCTGGGCCACCTTCAGCCCAGCCTCAAGCCTGCGCCGGTCCTTCTTCATCTCCTCCAGGTCCGCTTCTGCGCCGTTCAACTCGGCGCGTAGGGCAACAACCATTGCCCCCTGGGCGCCGATGTCTCGGTCAATCCGCTCGATCTTCGAGCGCTCCGCCAGGACAGCACTGGCCGCGTCCTGCCGCGCGCGGTCCTGTTCCCGGAGCTTGCGGACCTCGGCAATGGCGGCCTCCGTGTCCACGGGCTCGGGCTTCTCGCCTTCGGGCCGGGGCACGGCGTGGGCCTTCCGCTGGTCAGAGATCGCGGGCGTGCGCTCATCGTAGAGCGCCTTCCATGTGGCCTTCTTCTCGGCCAGTTTCTTCGGAAGCTCCGGGTCGTTGCCTAACCCCAACAGGATCTCGGTCTTCCGCGCCAGCGGGAGGCCAAAGAAACTTTGGAGGTCGGGGTCCGCGCCGTGATTCAGTTCGTCCAGCTTCGCCTGGCCGTACTTCCCACCGTCCGGGCCCTTCACGTAGAGCGAGCCCTTCGGATTGGCTGGCGTGTGATTGCGCTTGACCCGCCATCCTTCGTCGAGGAGGATGTCGGTGTACCCGGTGCCGTCCTCGGATGCGTCGTTGACCGGGCGCTCGCTGACGTGGGCCGCCCCGCCCATCGCTCCATTGACCGCACGGAGCAGCGAGGTCTTCCCGGATCCGTTCTTGCCCGTGATGGGGATTAGCCCCCGATCCGGGATGTGCTCCACCAGCGCGGCCCGTAGGCCCTGGACCATGTGAACCTCGATCCGGACCAGCTTGGGACCCTGCTTCTTGGCGGCGTTCATGGGGCTGGATCTCCTAGTTTCGCCATGGCGTTGTAGTGTGCGATTGCCTTCTCGTCCCACGTAAGTTCTGCGCGGAGCCGCCAGTATTCGGCCTGGGCCTGTTCGCTTTCCTCAAGCGCGGCGGCGGCGCCTTCGATGTGCTGGCGGTAGCGGTCATCGGCCCGCGCCATTCGCTCTAGCTTGGCCTCGGACAGCCCTTCCTTCGCATGGACCTGCGCGAGTTCGCCGGCGATGTGGGCAAGCACGACTTTCCGCATGTGGTCCATGTGGTATGCCACGCCCGCCGCCTTCGCCTTGCGCTCTCCGAGCGCGCCGAGTTCCGCGAGCCGGTCGTATGGATCGCTCCCCAGCGACGCCACAAGGGTTTCCCGCGCGCTACCGTCGGGGTGCTGCCTGCGGGCGGCCATCTCGCGGAACGTCGGCATCATGCCTCAACGCCGCCGGCGAGCGCGGACAGCCACTTCTGCACGGCGGCCATCTTCGCGGGGCTCAGGGTAGCCACGGCACCCTCGGCCCGGCTCCGCTCCTCGGCGTCGATGGCCTCCAGGTCGTGGGCGGCCTTGATCTCTGTGAGCAGATCCTTCTCCCAGGTCGGGAGCCAGATCGGATGCTCGCACCCCTTGGCCTTGCACTTCAGGTCGGGGCCCTTCGGGTTCTTCTTGTTGGTGCGGTTGTCCCACATGGTGCCGCCGCACTTGGGGCACAGGATCACCTCGTCGCCTACGGTGGCGGGCTGGCCCTGCGTCGGCTTTGACGGGGCAGGCGGGTCCTGGCGTGTGGGCGCCTCACCCTTCGGCGGGTGGCTGGCGGCATTGCCGTCGTCGTCTTCCTGCGTGATGCCGGCGATTGCGGCCAGCGAGTACCGGCGCAAATAGGTAATGGCGCTTCCGAGGCTCTGTGCGTCGGACGGCTTCGGCCCCTCCTTCGTCTCTTTCGGCGCGAGGGGGGCACTTGCCGTCTCGGCCATCCACTCTCCCGACTCGTGAAGGATGACGTTTTCCAGCGATGCGGTACCGTCCGCTCCCGTCGCCACGAATTGCACAACGGCGAGGCCGTGGGCCGAAAAGACTGGCTTCATCACGCGCAGAATCTCGGTCAGGTCCGCGTACCGACTCCGGTAGAACGGGTTGGCCGCGTTCTTGGTTGCGTTCTCCACCTCGGCCTGCGCCTCCACCAGCGCATGGGCCAGCTTCGCGATGCTCTCAGAGTGACGCATCTACCACCTCCCCATCCTGTAGTCGGTTTCGTCGTCCCACTCGATTGCCTTCGGCGGCCCTGCCACGTAGCCCACCTCGTCCAGGAATGCGTCCACCTCGGCCTCCAGGGCGGCGAGCCGTTGCGCTAGGCGCCACCCGAGCTCCCGTTCCTTCCGCCCGTTCGCCTCCAGCCACACCACGCACGCGCACAGGTTGTGGAGCGGCGAGATTGCGTCAGCGTCGGCTTCCGGCAGGCGGTCCACGGGATTCGTGGGGCTCGGCTCCAGGTCGCCGGTCAGGGCGATCCGGTTGCGCTCGGCGTTGAGCGACTCGGTCATGGAGCGGCCGTTCATTCGGCATCCCAATTCGTGTGCATCAACAGGGCCAAAAGGAACGACAAGCCCGTGAGCGCCAGTCCCACGGGCCACCATGGGCTGGTGTCATACACGGTCAGGATCGCCGTTGCGACCGCAACCCCGAGCATGAGCGCGGAGCAGTAGATACCCCTTTCTCTTGTAGTCATGGTCAGAAGTCCAGTTCGGGTTGCGCGTCGGCGGGCAGCTTGTGGGTGCAGGGTTCGCAGTATTCCTGCCGCTCCCACTCCCACCCGTTGCGCTTCGTGCGGAGCCAGTAGGGGCGGGCCTCCGCCTCCGGGATCTCCTTGCCGCATCCCCAGCACGTCACGGTGTCCTCGAGCGTGACCACGGGGAACGGGCAGGGCCCGGGCAGGATCTTGATGTTCATGGTGGCTCCGGTTGTCATGGTCGGGTTCCGGTTGCTTTCGTTGTCAGGCGGCGGGCCGGTGAATCGTCGCGTGGTTGTCGCGCCACACGATGATGTAGCCCTCGCGCTTCGCCTGGTCGGCGTAGGTGCGGGCGTTGATCTTGCACCGGGTGATTCCGTGCCCTGCCGTGACACGCTCCCCGGTCATGATGACGCCGATCTGCTCCCCCGGGCGGGTCGAAACACTCTTGCTCGTTTTCATCGTCGTTCTCCGTTGTCAGGCGGCGGGCTTGGTGCCCGCCTCGATGTCGGCGTGCATCCGGTCGGCGGCGGCCTTACACATTCCCTCGGAGGTCGGCGCACCGGCCTCGTGGCGGATCCGATCAGCGTCCGTCAGCCAGTGGTGCGGCGTGCACCACACGCACCGCATGGCCAGCAGTTCACGGACGTTGCCGTTCAGGCCGACCCAGCGCACGGCAGTCACGGGGTGGCTCCGAGGGCGGCACGGAGTAGTGGCGCCAACGCCGCAGCCGTGACGCGGTCGTACTCGGCCAACGCCGCAGCCGTGACGCGGTCGTACTCGGCCAACGCCGGAGCCCTGACGCGGTCGTACTCGGCCCACGCCGCAGCCGTGACGCGGTCGTACTCGGCCAACGCCGCAGCCCTGACGCGGTCGTACTCGGCCCACGCCGCAGCCGTGACGCGGTCGTACTCGGCCAACGCCGCAGCCCTGACGCGGTCGTACTCGGCCAACGCCGGAGCCCTGACGCGGTCGTACTCGGCCAACGCCGGAGCCCTGACGCGGTCGTACTCGGCCAACGCCGCAGCCGTGACGCGGTCGTACTCGGCCGACGCCGCAGCCCTGACGCGGTCGTACTCGGCCAACGCCGCAGCCCTGACGCGGTCGTACTCGGCCCACGCCGCAGCCGTGACGCGGTCGTACTCGGCCAACGCCGCAGCCCTGACGCGGTCGTACTCGGCCAACGCCGGAGCCGTGAGTACCTTGTGCGCCAGCCACCCCACGTCCAGGCCGAGCCGGTGGGCTTTACGGATCGTCGCAACCGTGATCGGGGCCCCATTGGGCCACTCGTGCTCCACGATGGCGACCTGTTCGGGGCATGCGCCTAGCGAACGCAGGTACTTAGCGGTGATGCGCTTCATTTGTCGTCTCCGGTAAGGGCGGCACGGGCGATGACGTGGCACGCGGTTGAGCACCCCATCTCGTCGCAGTTGTGAACGTCGGGGTGGTCGTCAGCCAGGTCGCCGTTCGGTGAGCCATCCGTCAGGATCATCTCACCCTCGGCAGTGACCCACAGGGTTCCGCAGAACATCGTTCCAGGTGGCACGCGCTCCCGCTGGCGGCGCTCGTCCGACATCGGATATGCATGGACCCTGGCGAGGTGCAGGAAGCGTGTGGCGATGTCCTCGGGCTCCACGGGCAGGCTCGCAACCGCACGGCGCAGGCATTCGCAGGGGCCGTCGGTGTAGCCGTGCTCGTGGCAGTGGTAGTGCGCGCCGGTGAGCGTCCTGAAGCCTTCGTGCGTGATGCTCATGCGTCCCCCTTCAGCGCGTCCTTCGCGCGGTTGCTTGCGGTCCACCATGTCAGGCGGCGAGCGCATTGTGCTTCGCGTAGTGGGCAATCACTCGCCCGCACCAACCCTGGAGCAGCCGTACCGTGTGCAGATCCGCGTCCGTCATCCCGTCCACGTCGCCCTCGTCAGGCATGTCGATTGAGCGGATGAAGACGACCACCTTGCCCTCGGCGGGCTCGGTCTCGCCCTCCACCACCACGGGCTCGGCGTTCTCGACGGGTGTGGGCTCGCTGGCTTCGGCAAGGCGCCGCGCGGTGGCCTCTGCCACTTCCTCGGCCATCGTCTTCGGTTCGGCCTTCGGCTTGCGGGGCTTCGGAAGCATCCGGCGGTCCCGGGCTGTCCGAACGTGCTTCGCGGTCACGGGCTTGCCCTTGGCTTCGGCGTCGGCCCGTGCCTCCTCCAGCACTTCCGCCCGCTGGTCCACAGGAACCGCGACCAGTTCGCGGGCCTGGCCCTCGTTGACCGGAACAGTTGTTCCACTTTCGAGCAGCCCGACCACGACCTCGTGGGCGTCGATCAACTGGCGGGCGCGGCGGTCGGTCCACCCGCAACGGGCCTGGCAGTACGCCTCGAAGGTGCCGAAGTCCTCCCTGTACAGCCGTTGGTCACGAATGATGGACAGTGCGCCCCCGACCTCCGCGAAGGTCTGGAGCCCCTTCTCCACGATCCCGTCCAAGTCGTTGAACTTCCGGCGCTCGACTACGGTGAGCGGCTCGGGCTTGGTGACGGTGGCCACGGCTTCGGTAGTCATGCGGCCCGCTTTGCGTCGTCAGCCACGGCGCGGGTAACGGCACGTTCCACGTACTCGGCGCGCGTCTGCCCTTCACGGGTGGCGATTGCCTCCACCAGCCGGATGATATCCGTCCGAAGTCTGAACGTCACGGGTTCCCTTGTCGGGGGCCTCTTGGTCGGCACGTTGCTCCTCTCTTTCCGGGTTGGATCCTTGGCGCGGTATACGATACGTGTACGCCAGCCCGGATGTCAAGGGTCTTGTTTCCGCACCCACCAATAAGCAGAGGCCGGAGCCCATAGGACCCGGCCATTAAACGCCGTAGTTGTCAGCACGCGCCCTAACAGGTAGGGTAGCTGCCGCTAGCGCACCACGGCCTCAAGCGCACGAAGGATGGCGTAGTAGCCCAGCGCCTTCGGGATCTCATAGAGCGGGGCCCACCGGGGATAGCGCACCGTCGTGCGGTACGGCTCCTCGAGCCCGGCGGCGACCCCAAGTGGCAGGCGCACCCGGTAGTCCTCGGCCACCAAGTCGCCGTAGCCATTCATGCTCGTCACGAGCAGGGGGTTCCGCTGGAAGGGGAGCCAAGTCTGCCCAACCGTGAAGGAGCGGATCACGGAGGGGGACGGAAGCGCACGTTCTGTGCTATCCTGTCCTAGCTCAGTAGGACGTTCCGGGTCGGACTGCGCTATCAGGATAGGACGGCAGAACCGCTCCACGTCCTCCATGACGGCTCCCGGGGCGATGGCGCGCACGTCGGGTTGTAGATAGACGTACACGATCCTGTCGCGTATCCCCGGCGGGCCCGACGGCACCTCGCGCACGATGATGGCAACCCTCGTGGTCTCCACTTCCCGATATGGGAATACTCGTTCCCAACACGACAGGCAGGCCACCAGCGTCAGGGCAACGCCCACGAGCACCCACCCAATGCGGCCCATTACCCAGAAGCCAACCCTGGCGCCGTTCATGGGATATCCAACAGGTCGCCCATCGCCTCGAACCACGCCTCGCGCACGGCCACCATGTCGTCCCGCTCGGCGGGCCCCAAATGCTTCACTTGGCCGCGCAAGTATTCACCGAACGCCTCGATGGCCGCGAATGCTTCACCGGCCCGGGATGCGCGCGTGAACTCGGCGCTGTCTTCCGGCAGGTTGAACGCGAGGATGCCTTTCATGCTGCGCGCTCCACCACCCGGAACACCGGGTACCGCTGAAGGTGGCCCACGCTCGTCTGCCTCCAGTCGCGGAACCCTTCCATCTTGCCCTCACGGCACAGCGCCCTCACCCGGTGCTGCACGGTGGTGAGGGGAAGGCCGGTTATGTCGCAAATCTCCGCAGACGTGAATGCGTTAGGCGCCGACGCCCCGGGCGTTGGCTGGGCCTCGAGCATGGCCTGGATCAGTTCGGCCTCGGTCATGTCGCGGCTCATGCGGCGCTCCGAATGATGGTGGGGCGCCGGGGCGCGGCGATGAACGGAATCACCTCGTCGCGCCCGTCACGGATCATGCAGGCCGCGATCCCCACGTCAGCCAGCCGTTCGGCAGCGATCCGGTGGACGAACTCGGTGGCGAGCTGGAGGCAGGGCGTGGCTATCAGGCGGGTGACGCGCTTGTATGGCCGGCCGGAGTCGCCGTACAGGTGGGCGTGGGAGCGGATGGCAATGTCGGGTGGTCGTTCCTTGTCATCCCGCGCCTCGAACTCGATGTCCTGGGCGTAGTACAGCAGGTACGGGTTGCGCGTGTGCGCACGCTGGCCCATGCGCCCGTGGTGGGCCTGGTCAATGAGAAGTCCACCGACTTCGTAGCGCCGCCGGTAGCTTGTGACTTGGCCGGTGTCGGGGTCCTCCACCAGCGGGAACCCCTTATCGCGCAACACCCTTGCCAGCCCTTCTTCCAATGAGCCGCCCTTGCCCACGTGCGCCCCGGTGCCCCGGGTCATGTGGATGGCCACGGGCCGGAGCTCGGTGAAGGCGTGGACCAGGACGCGGTTTGCCGTGCGGACATGGTGGCTGTCCATGGCCGAGGTATACTGCGCGTTCGTGTTGAGGTGGTGGAGCCCATCCGTCATGTCGCCATTGACGGCGAGCGTCACGTCGGCGCCCTCCTCCTTCGCTAGCGCAGCGACCTCACCGATGGCCTTGACGTAGTGGTTCCAGATCCAGCATTGGGCCTTGGATGGCTTGTACCACCCGCCGTCGTCCAGTTGGAACCCCTCAGGCTGGCAGATCGCGACCGTGGAGCCCCCGTGAACGTCGGCTACCATGACGATCAGGTGCTTGCGCTTCTTGCTCACTCGCCCTCCCTGTTGGGGTCGCCCCTGTGGGTGTGCCACGCCAACGCGGCGAAGTCGTTGACGTACCCTTCGGATGCGTCTGACCAGAGCCTTTCGGCTAGGGCCCTCTTGGGTTTCTGCGTGATGATCGTTTCTACGCATTGGTCCAGTGGAGCCATGAGCACGTGGCCGATCTCGTGAAGCATCGTCACCGCCCGCCCGCGCGCGTCCATGGACCAGAACATCGGATGGAATGCAATCTCGGCGGATCGCTGGTCCCACATGGCGGTAGCGGATGCGTAGCTGTTAGGGTCCTTGTCGTCATAGGAGATCACGAGCGTGTCCACCCAGCCGGGCAGGAACGGGCGCCACTCTGCTACCACCTTGCGGATCTCCGCGTCCAGCGCGTCGGGCAGTTCACGGTAGCGCACTCTCATGTTTCACAGTCCTCCCGGAATCGGCCGCACACGGGACAGCGTGCCCAGCCTGGCAGCACGGGCTGATTGCACTCGCCGCACCGCCATGGGGACTGGTCCTCGTACCGCAGGGTGCGGAGCGGGTGGTCGTCCTGCTCCTGGAGAGCCTCGCCCGGGTCGATGCCGTCAGGGACAGCAAGCACACAATCCTCGTCGGCGTCTTCAGAGACGCGCACGACCCGGAGGTGCGGCTCGCGGTCCATGGGCTACGTCTTCGGTGGGGGCTCAGGTGGCACGGTGCCCTTCTTCTGGCCGCACGCTCGGCACGCCTTGGATGTCTCGCATTGCTTGCGCCCGCACCACCGGCAGATCCAGGTGCCACGCATACGGCTGCAATGAACGCAATTCATCCAATCGCCACTGTTCTCCTGGTCGCAGACTTCACAGGTCCAGTGCTTCATCTATCTCCCCACAGTAGAGACTCACGGGGCATCCATGCGGGCGCAGGACCGGCCCAGAAGGCGACCTGAACCGCCGCTACGGGGATTATCCACCACATCAGCACCATGGGAGGCAACCACAGAGCCACACCCATGGCGTAGACCCACATCACGTCGCCCACGTGGTCGAGCGCATCACCACGCCCCCGGCATAGGTCGGGCAGTTCGCGGAGCGAATAGAACGCGACAGCCAGGGGCCAGTACCAGGCGAGCGGGAGCCACAGCGGGCCGCCGATCAGCACCCACACCAGGAGCGCATTCAGGGCGTGCGCGGAATGGCCCGTGACGCGCGGCGAGGCGTAGGCCCACACCCGGCGGAACCACTTGAGCCACCACGGATAGGACTCCACGGGCCAGTTGTCGGGATCGAAGCTGCCGGGGTTCATGCGATCTCCGGCAGATCCACCCGGCAGCGGTCCCGTAGCGCGTTCACACGGGACACCCAGGCCAGGAGGAAGACACGGGACGCGGGGCGCCCCAGACAGATGCGCTCGTAATAGTCCAGGCGTTCCCACAACATCCGCCCTACTAAGGTGGGCAATGGCAGGGCAGCGACGGCGGCCAACGTCTGCGGCCCGACATTGCCGTCCGCAGGAACGCCCACGGCGCGCTGTAGGATCTTCGCTGCACCCGCGAGCCCGTGGTTCACGCTGGCGTCGAAGTGGCACAGACTGACGGGCCACGGCAGGGCCTCGCATTTGGCCGGGAGCCAATAATTGTGGTGGTAGATCAACTCCACCTCGGCGTCCGTGATGGTCCACACGTCGCGGGCGGGCTTCCCGTTGGCCCCGAGCCAGGCGTTGAACACGGCCTGGGTGATGCCCTTCATGGTGCGCCCGCCGGGATCGGCCGGGTTATCTGCGCCGCCGCCCTCGAATCTCAGGGTGACGGGCAATGCCTGATAGAAGCCGCTCATGGTTCCACCTGGGCAGAACCCATCGGAATCTCGGGATCGTCCACGGCGCGGGTGTTTATCATGCGATCCGCGAAGATCGTCCCCGCCTCGCCGGGCTTGCCGAACATCCCCGTGACGGCCCGGACCACCGCCTCGGCCGGGGCCTTGCTTAGCGCGCCGTCAATCGGGAGCGCGAACAGGACGCAGAAGACGATGAAGGCTTCGGCCCAATTCGCTGCACCTATGGGGGAGTGCGCGAGTCGCCACACCTCGGCGAGCGTGAACAGCGCCACGGTCCACCGCGTCGTGGACCACCACGGCCAGCGCATCTTCTGGCGGCGCTCGGTCATGGCCCGCGCCTGCCGTGTACTCGTGTGGTGCGCCGTTCTCTCTGCATGGCGTCCCCCCGTTGCCAGATGGCTTCTATTCTACGGGCGATTACCGATTCGGGCAAGTGCATCATGCAAGAAAACGCGCCCTCGGCTCATCACAATCCCAGCACGAAGCGAACGATCTGCCGCAGTCCTTCGTCCGTCCGCCACAACTCCGTCAGCACCGCGAATAGCGCCGAGAACATGTGTTAGTTGTCCCGGCTATCCGGCTCGTCGCCACCGCCACCGCCACCGCCACCTGGATGGCTGGAGGTGAACGGCTTCCGCTGAAGTAACTTGACGATGACCGACCCAGCGATCACCAACGTGACCGCGGCGATCAGAATCCCAATCCACTTGCTCATGATGCCTCCTGTGTGAGTGCGTGCAATTCTTCCCGCTGGCGGCACGGCACCGCTCCGCGGATCAGGACCGCGCCAGCCGCCTTGACCTCTTCCAGGTATCGGTGCGAGGCGTAGCGTGGGTTCACATGGTTCTCGATTGCGTAGGGTTCCTGGTGGATGTAGTCGCCCTTGTGAAACAGCCGTTCCCGGTCCCGGGCCGTGACCCCGGCGTTGTGGTAGATGGCGCGCTCGTCCCAACGTTCAGCCAGGTCGGTGGCCCAGGTGAACGCCAGCTCGGGAGCGATTGCCGTCTTGTGTCCCGCACGCCAGGCGCCCCAGAGCATGGCCCACATGTCGGCCGTGAAGACCTGAATCTCGTGATACTTCTCCGGCGTCGCAGGATCGGCCTTGATCTCCCTCGTGCGGCGGCGGAGATAGGCGTACAGCGTCTCGCTGTCCTCGTACATGCGCCGCCACCAATCCGCATCAATACCCTTCATCACGTATTGAGCGCCTCCGGCTCCGGCGTCATTGGCCTCCGGCACGCCCGGGTCGAGCCCCATCAGCTCGCACATCCCCTCGTACAGCCCATGACCCTTGCTCCGCAAGTAATCCACCCCGATATAGCTGCGGCAATCGCTGACGTGCCATGTTTTTCCCTCGGCCAGATGATCCCAGGCCGGAGGCCGCGTGAGCACAATATCGCAGTCATGATAGAACACAGTCGCCCCCTCCAGCTCCGGGAAGCCCTCCCAGTGCTGGGCCAGCACATAAGGCCGGATCGACAAGGCGTACACGGGATTCGTCCGCCGGTCGTGGTAGAAGGCGAACCGCACGCCAGGGTAGGTGCGCAGCACGGCGCGCCACGAAGGGGGCACGCAGCGCGTCACCGCGCCCACCACGTGGATCGACCCAGGCTCAACGCCATTGCGGAGGAAGCTCCGCAGCATGGTAGCCACCTGCCAAGCGTAATAGTTCGTGACAGGTTGGGCGCAGAGGTAGATCATCAGCCAGCTCCCCTAGCTAACGCCGCATCCCGGAGGGTGGGGAGGAAGCTCACGTCACCCGGCTCGATTGACGCTCCATTGCCCGTATCCTGGTGCGCCGCTTTCCATGCCGCGACCCGCTGCGAGAGAGACGCCTTGCCACCCAGTGACCCGGACGCATGGTGCATCCCGAATCCCCAAGTGTAGACATAGGAGAAGCGTTCAGGCCCCACATCCTCATCGACGATGCGGAGATTAGCCAGGAGGGGCCCGTGCTCGTCTCCCTGCCCAATCCGGTACCCTACACGACGCACAGCCGCTGTCCGGAAAAGGACGGAAGCCTCGAAGGCGTTTCCCGCTGCCTCTAGGTATCCCTTTCCGCCGTGCAAAAACCACGACCTTGACGGCTTCCATCCGTCCGCCTCACCAATTCGGGCCATCGCCTGGGAAAGATGCCAGGGGAACCAGAAGTCATCGTCGTCCCAGGTATGGACGAAATCACCGCGTGCCTCCTCCAAGACCCGAATCCGGCCCGCGCCGAGGTCGTCGTGCCACGGTTCGTTGAGGATCTTCACGCCCTGCATCGTCGTCCTGAGTGGTTCTGGGTGCGTGTTCAAAATCACCCACTCACGGTCAGCGTAATCCTGCCATGCCCAACAGGCAGCGGCCTGGCAGAGTTGCTTGTAGCGCCCGTGGGTGACGGTGAGGCAAGAGATCATATTACGGCCCTCCGTTGCAAAAGTACCTGGGCTTCGATGTGGTGAAGGGCCCTGAATCCACGGCCCAGCAGGAACGGGATCGTCCTCCTTCCCTTACCGCTCCAGTCCCGATCGAACACGTCGTCGATCAGCACCAGCGCACCCGGGCTGAGCTTCGGGAGGGCGGCTTCGGCTTCGGCTAGGTTGTGGGCGTGACACCGGGCCACGTTATCAGGATCTCCGCAGTAGTCGTAGCTGTCGAGATAGAGCAAGTCGATCTGTCCACCGAAAGCCCGCAGGAAAGCCACACTGTCAGCCGTCACGAGATGGACCTGCAAGCCGGGATTGGGATAGTAGGTGGCCCGGAGCAGTTGGGCGCAGCGTGTGGCTGCGGGGTCCACATCCACCGAATAGAGGGTTGATCCGGTCTCTTGACAGAAGCCCAGCCAGTGATAGGTGGACCATCCGTCACCGAGGCGGGAGTCTCCCTCCAGACTCCGGACGGAACCCGTCTCCACAATCGTCACCGCCCCCCCAGGGAATGTGCTCCGCAGGCTGTCCAACGTCGCCGCGAAAGACTTAGCCCTGCCGGTTTCGATCATCATCAGCACGCTCCCGTGTCAACGATCTGCCCGGCCGAAACCTGATACCAAGTTACCGCGTCAGAATAGAAGCCATTGTTGGCAGCCTGCGCGCAGATGGCGTTGAAGTACACCAGGCTCCCAATCCCCAGGATCGCGTCAGGGCTGTAGAGGTTCTGGCTGGGGACTTCCTCGCAAGCGATCACGGCGGATACCCCCTCGCTGAAGATTCCATGGTCATAGCAGGGTGCAGCCGTGGTGGTTGTCGTCGTAGTCGTTGTAGTCGGTGGTGCCGTCGTGGTCGTGGTTGTCGTGGTGGTAGTCGGCGGCGTGCACGCTTCCGTCGCGACGATCTCGCCGCCGGAGACCTGGTACCAGTCCACGCCGTCAGAGTAGAAGCCATTGCCGGCGGCTTGCGCGCAGCCGGAGTCAAAGTACACCAAGCTCCCGATGCCGAGTATGGCGTCCGGGCTATAGAGGTTCTGGCTGGGAATTTCCTCGCAGGCGATAGAGGCGGTGACGCCTTCGCTGAAGACTCCGTGATCGTAGCAAGGCGCCGCAGTCGTTGTTGTGGTTGTTGTAGTCGTAGTCGTCGTCGGCGCAGCCGTTGTCGTCGTTGTCGTCGGCGCAGCCGTCGTCGTGGTGGTCGTCTCGCCCGCACACGTTCCGGTAGCGGCGATCTGCCCGGCTGAGACCTGGTACCAGTCCACGCCGTCAGAGTAGTAGCCGTTGCCCGCAGCCTGGGCGCAAGTGGAGTTGAAGTAGACCAGGCTGCCGATCCCGAGTATCGCATCCGGGCTGTACAAGTGCTGAGACGGGATCTCCTCGCAGGCGATCAGGGCGGTCACGCCCTCGCTGAAGACGCCGTGGTCATAGCAGGGGGCCGCTGTCGTGGTGGTTGTAGTTGTAGTCGTTGTAGTTGTTGTGGTCGTGGTCGTCTTCTGGAAGATCAGCCGGTTTCCACCCGCGCTACCGGCCCACAACTCGGTCAACTCGACGTTGCCGCCTGCGGTCCCGACATGGATCTCCGTGAGCTGCTTGTTCCCGCCAGCCGTGCCGACGTGCGTCTCAATGGCCATCAACTATGCCGCCCGTAGAGGGCGCCCACGGCGAGCGCGCCAGGGGCGGCGGTGCTGAGTGTGAGGTTCAATTTCACGCGCGGTTGGTTGCCGGTAGATTTATCCCTGAGCAGGCCCGTGCCGATCACCAGTATCGTGCCGAGCATGCCGCCGCCCGTCGAGTCGGTACGAATCGGAACGAGCAGGTTGCCGCCCCAGCTCATCGGGGGGCCAGCATCTCCGGGGCCAACCGCGCCGCCGGTTGCGTTATACGGGGTGACTGTTGCGCCGGTGACCCCATAGGACAATGCGAAGAGGATGTTGCCCTCTGGGCTGGCGATGTTTGTGTTCCCGCTGCCGCTGCCCGTGGAACCATCCGTCCATGTGTAATGCAGGCTCTTTACGGCGCTACTCGCTGCCTGGTACTGGAGCCTGTTTGTCATCACGGCGGCCCCCAACACCCACTGCACCACGGGCTCGACCCAGATGCTCTTGAGCGTGTTCCGGCCTATACCCATCGTTAGCGCGTCGTAAAACGCCGTGCTGCTCTCCGTGCCGGTTCCGCCCGTGCTGCTGTAGCCCAGCAGCCCGATGTACCACATCTCCCCGTCGGTTGCGGTAGCCAGGCCCGTGCTCACCCCACCGCGCCCGTTTTTGGCTGCCGCTGCGCGGATCGTGGCAAGCGCCGGATTGCCTGCGGAGCTTACGGCGATCTTGGCGCTACGCGTATCCTTGTCGCCCTGCCAGGTGACGTTGAGCTTGCCGCCGGTGGAGAAGCTGCCCCACGCGGCCACGTCGGGGATCTTGCCCTTGTCGAAGCCGGGGCTCGACAGGTTGACGGGGAATCCGGTCGAGTCGTTCGTGTCGTAGAGCAATCGCCATTCGACGAAGCTCTGATGCTTCTCTATCAGCGTCACTTCTTGCGCGTAAGTGCTGTTGTTCGTCAACGTGCCCGCGGCGCGCGAGCCCTTTAGCGCCCACGCGCTCGGCGCCGCCGTCCCGCTCTTGTACCGAGCGTACAGCTTTTTGGCCTGCCAAGTGCTCGGGTCGATCACTTTGACGCCGTGTGTTGCCACCACTAAGCCTTCCGAGCTGTTCGTCTCCAGGAGGCACGGCACGCGCTCGCCCCGCATGTCCGCGGCTAGGAGCATGGCGCCGTGATTCGTGTAGTCCGTGCTGGCACTAGGATAGGCGGCGGCGAGCAAGCGCATGACCTGGCCGACCTTCACCGTCCCCGCTGCCGTTGCCCAGGAGAGCGTGCTGGATCCGGCCAGCGCGCGTTTGCGACCGTTCGCCGTCGAGGCCGTGGCGAGCGCGATCTCTGCAGGCCAGAGCAGGCCAGCGGACGGCAGGCCCGATATCCACGCCACGCGCACGTGCGTCGCGTCCGCGTCCGCGCGCACGGCGATCTTGGCGGACCCGTCCACCTCATTGACCTTGAGGCCCACGGTGAGCATGTCGGTCAGCGGCGAGGCGTCCACGTAGGTCAGGAACCGATCACTGAGCGAGCCCCGGTTGTCCACGCTCCAAGCTTCCAGCGCACGCAGGCTCTTACCCGTGGGCCGGGGCACGATGACGTTGACGCTGTAGCCGCTTTCCTTCCAGCCGGTCAGGGGGTAGCGTGTGTTGCCCGTGGAGGCCAGCGTGCTCAGGTATTGCGTGCCGAACATGGTAACCAGCGCGCCGTCCGTGCGGGCCGTCATCTTGAATGTTACACCCGTGCTTGACGTGCTCGCCGCCGTGGATTTCGCGACCTCAATAGTAGGGCGCCGGAACTGGCTGCCCCAATTGCGCGTGCGCCGCCGGCCACGCCGACCCGGCACGCCCAGCCCGCTCAGGTCCTCGGGCCGGTTGGACAGCACCACGGAAGTCTCGCCCGGGTTGTCCAGGTTGCGCCGGATCTCCAGCACGCGGGTCTCGATGTCGAAGCCCATCTCGGGATCCGTCACCACGACCATGCCGCCGAGCTTCAACTGGTCCAGCGACAGTTCCGGGTGCATCCGCTCGAGGTCCGCCATACTGACTTCGAAGCTGACATACGGCCAGGAGTAGGTGACGAGGTAGTCGTTCGCCTCGCGCCATAGCAGGTTGCTCGCCCGCGAGTCATAGAACAACTCGGCGCCTGCGGCCGTCTGCGTGAGCTGGCCAGCGTCCAGGTACCATTCGGCGCCGCCCGTGCTGTAGGCCGTCACCCGGACCCGCACGCCCGTACTGGCCACCTGGAAGAAGTCCACCCCGGCAATCGCCAGGTTCTCCACCCACACGTCGCGCACGCTGGTGATCGCGGGCTCTGCGCCGTCTGGCGGATAGAGGCCGCCCTGCGTGCTGCTCACGTCCACCAGTTCCATCTTGACCGTGCCGCTCTTGACCAGCAGCGCGATCTGCCCGGTGAAATACGGGCCCTGGCTGGACGGCTCGATACCGACCACCGCGCTCTCCACGCCAAGCCCGGAGGTAAGCGCCGTCAGGTGTAGGCTCTGCGTACCGTAGCGCGTGTAGATGCTCGCCGTCTCGGCTGACGAGGCCGGGGCGCCCACGAGTGTCCAGCCTGCGGGCTCGCCGCCCGTGCTCAGCGCGCCGCCCAGGTACGGGTTGGTGAGCAGGTTGTCCACGGGCGGGATGTCCTCCCGGTCGTAGACCTGTACCACCATGCCGTAGGTTGCGACGTTGGCCGGATGCTGGAGGTAGACCAGATCCGCGCCGGCCGCGCTGCCCCGGAAATGGACACGCTCGCCGACCGTGATCCCGTGGGCCGCCGCGCTCAGGACCACCGTATAGCCTGTGCTGCTGTCCACGATGGGGGTGACGGTACCGCCCGGTTCCTCAAGCCACAGGCCGTTGAACTGGTCGGGGATGCGTACCGGCGGGCCGTCCACCGTGCTGATTGTGACCGTCTTGCTGCTCACGCCCGAGACCAGCCAGGAGGCGTCAGCGATGCTCATCCGGTCGCCCTGGTCGCCGCCCCCGCGCGGGTACACGCGGGTGGCCATGTTCGTGCGCGCGTCCGAGTCGCGACCCAAGCCCAACATGTTGAAGCTGTACCGGATGTAGACGGGATCGAATGTGGAGCCGATGCGCGTGGACAGCGATACCGTATAAGTCGGTGCCGTGCTGTCGCGCTGCACGTCCAGTTCGAGGCCCGTCTGCGTGGCGATCTCGGACAGCGCGGAGAGTGGGTTGTCCCAATCGTACACGATGTCGAGCGGTTCCAGCGTCAGGCCGCCCGTGCTGCCCACGGTACCGAGCGTGAAGTGCGCCGGGGCCGCCGTCATGGCTACAGCCGCGTGCGCCGCCGGGGCCAGGTTGTACAACTCGAAGTACGGATTGACGTCGCCGTTGGCTTCGGTGCGTGTCACCATGCCCTGGGAGAGATCGTAGCGGATGCCCTCGCACTCGACCGTGGCGCGCAGTCCGTCCGGGCCCCGGCTCTGCGTGGTGCGGACGATGCGCCATTCCTTCCAGGTGCCGTCCCTGAATACGACGCGCAGCACGCGGCGCTCCAGGATGCTCGGCCACGACGCACCAAGCCGGTGCAGCTCGAAACGGGCGGTGTCCTTGCCGTCCAGCGTCACGTCGTCCGTCGCGCTCAGCCAATCATTGACGATGGCCATGCGTGAGGCGGCAGTAGATGACGCCTGGCAGTCCGTCCAGATTTCGATGTGCTCGATGACGCGGGCTGCCACGGGCCTACTCCCTGCTCAGTTCGCGCTGCTCCAGGGCAAGCTCCCGCTCCCCGAACGCGATGGGCACCAGAAGCTCGCGCAGCTTCGGCGGCTTGCCGCTCACGCCGCCCGGCTTGTCCTTCAGCTTGCCGCGGCGCATGACCTTGCGGGGCACCGTGGGCTTCAGCGTCTCGCCATCCTTCAGCGTGACAGCCTCCACGGGCTCGTCCTCCTCCCACTCAGCGTCGAATACCTTGCCGCGCTCCGTGGTCGTCAGGGCCTTGGCGCACGCCCGCCACGAACCGGCCACGAGGGTTGCGCCCATCGCCTCCAGTTCCGGGTGCGGGTTGCGCGCGCTGTAGAGATAGAGCCATTTCGTGCCCCGGCTGATCTCCACCACGTCCCCGAACGGGGCGGGCCGTCCGTCCACCTCGGGCGGATAGGTGGCGAGCGTGATGTCGAGCTTGTAGAGTCCGCGTCCCATTAGAAGCACTCCTCCATCTGTGCGGTAGTCCGATTCCCAGCCACGACCTTGACCTCGGTAGGGGCGGAGTTAGCTGTCGCGTTCGTACCAGCCAGCGCGATCACCTGTGAGGCCCACGCGCTCGGAAGCGCGAGCGTGGAAGCGAAGGCGCCGTCCAGTGTGGTATCCTCCTGCGCTCCATCAATCGTCAGACCCACGGAGTCAATCGCGCCCGACGCCGCCTGGTGGATGCGCACCTTGGTGGCATTCATTAGGGCCAGCGTTGCCACGGTCCAGTAGCCCGTGACTTCCGACGTGCCGTTGTGATACGCAATCACCAGCCGCGCGCTGGCCGCCTCGTAGTACATCCTGATCGCTGCTGTCGCGCCTGCACCGTTCCCAAGATTGAAGAATGTCCGCACCGTTCCCTGGTTCGGGAGATCCGCGACAGCACCCTTGGCCAGCACCGTGATCTCCTGCGGCTCCGCCAAGTACGGGAACGTCAGGCTGTCAGCCGTCCTAGCTACTGAGGCCGACAGAATGAACGGAGGCGGAACGGCGTCGTTGAAGGCGTTGGCCTTCCACACGTCGATTGCGCCCGTCTGCGCCACCGTGAGTGCAGGGTAGATATAGAGTACGTTGTTGTTGGCCGCCGTGACGCTGGTTGATTGCACGTCAATCCGCCAATAACCGTTGCCCATGTAGAACACCCCAAGGAGGGTCCCCACATCAACCACTACGGTCGGTTTCCCAGCTACCCAGCCTGTGATATTCACCCTCAGTCGTGTTGCCGCGCCCGTGTTGTCGTCCAGTTGCAGCTTTTGATTGCCACTTGCGGGCATCGTCGCCTGACGCACCACAAACGACATAGCCTTAGCCCCATCGCCCGTGAACGTGACCGCCCGGTGGATTTCTTCTTGGGCCGCCCCATCGTCATCCGCCACCCTATACGCCCCCGTCCCGCCCAGCGGATCGCTTATTCCAGTCGTGATAACAGGCGTACCACCTTGACTCCACGCTGCCAGATTGTCGCTCGTGATGAGGTTCGTGTACGCCCGCCCGAGCACGAGCGCGGGCTCGTACAGCCCCGTGGCTGAGTTCAGGAAGTAGCCCCAGCACGGTTTGCCGGGCCCGCCCTCGTCGCTCAGCCGGACGCCCTTGGTGCTTGTGTCATACGGTAGCCCACGCTGCACCACGCGGCCCGCAGCCGAGGACCGTGAGAACGTGCCGGACAGCCCGCCCATCGTCTTGAGCTGAAGGTCACTGGCGCGAAACGAGAACAACGTGTTTGATTTCCGCGCCGTGTTCTGGAACGCGCGACCGGGTAGAACGCTAGGGGCTGGGCTCACAGTGATTCCCTCATATAGTCCATCGTTTGCACGCCACGGGCCGCCTTGACCGAGCGGAACGCCGGATTGCCCTGGTTCGCGCCAGCCGGATCGCAGCCGAGATAGAGCCGCGTGCCCGCCCACGCGGACGCGAACGCCGCCGCGCTCCCGGTCGCCGTCGTCTCTGCCGCGCCATTGATGCTCTGGCGGATTGTTGGCAGCCCGGCGGCCGAGAGCGTCAGCAGCAATTCAACCTCCTGCCCCCAGGTGGGCGCAGCCGCGAGCGTGGCGGTCGAGTCCGTCACGCCGTTGTCGTGCTCGCCCACGTAGAAGCCGCCCGCCGCGGAGATCAGCGCGCGCGGATCCGTCGCCGCTCCCGTAAGTCCGATCTGCATGATGCGCGAGGATGCGAGTCCGACCGTGCCGCGCTCCACGAACTTCAGGTACACGCTCATGGCCGCAGGCTTCGCAAGGAACGGCCAATACAGCGTGTCGGCCGCATGCGCTACCGATGCGCTCAGGATCTCAGGGCAGGGTACCGTGGCGTTGAAGACGTTGGCCCGCCAGATCGTGATTGAGCCCGTGGCCGCAGCGGTTGCTGCCGGGTAGACCGTGAGAGCGTGCGCATGCGAGGCGTCCACCACCGTCGTCTGGCCGAACAGTGCCCAGAATCCATTGCCCACATACCGCTTGCCGAGGTATGTGCCCGTGGTCGCCGCCACCGTGGGAGTACCTGAGGTCCATGCGGAGATCGCCAGACTTAGGACATCTGCCCCGGCGATGTCGTCCCACACGTTGAGCGTCTGTGTGCCTGCGCTCGCCATCGTCGCCTGCTTCACCACGAAGGCTGCGCCCTTGACCGCGTTGCCCGTGAAGGTGAAGGCGAAGAACTTGCCCTCGGCCGCCCCAGCGTTGTCGTCCGCAATCGTATAGGCACCCGTGCCGCCCCTGGGATCGGACACGCTTGAGGTGATAACGGGGGTGCCCACGTCCGCCCACCCGGCATTGAAATCGTCCGACGTCACCAGATTCGTCCGCGCCCCGCCGAGCGACAGCGCAGGCTCGTAGACGCCGCTCGCGTTCAGCACCCAATCCCATGACGGCTGCTTGTCTGCACCACCGATGCCCGCGCGCCGCTCGTAGCCCGCGTCCTTCCAGTGCCGTGCCCCGCGCTTCAGCGTGTAGCCCGCATCGCTCGCCCGCGTGAGCACGCCCACCTGACCCGTGAGCGCGGTAAGCGATAGATCCGCAGCCCGCCAGGACAGGAGCAGATTCGACTTCCGCGCCGTGTTCTGAAATGCACGTCCCGGTAATACGGTCGGAGCCGGACTCATCTCATCCCCTCCATGTCTATCCCAAACAAGAAGAACTCTAGGGGCGTCTTGCAGTGCTTTGACATATTGCACGGCCTACACGCTGGTACGAGGTTTTCAATGTCATTTGATCCGCCACGGGATAATGGGACCATGTGTTCCCGCTGAAGTGGGCCATCGGCACCGCAGTAGGCACACCTATGGCCAAAACTTTCCAACACCGCCCCCCACTCCTCATGCGTATGCGTACCGGGGACGCCAGCCCTGCTCAAGTGTCCCCCCCTAGTCCCCTCCATCGCACCGACCGGATCAGCAGCGTACCGTGCGGCCATTCGTTCGCGCGCGGTCGCACGCCTCCTCTCGGCATCATTGGCGTAGCCAGACCGTGACCACATTAATTCACGGATGCGATACTCCTCGTCCGTATGTCGCCGAACCTTCCTCCGCGCATTATGCCTGACCTGTATGGAAGGGTCGCGCCGCCTGAGAACCTTGCTCCGAGTGGCCTTGCATTCCTTACACTCAGAACTATGCCCATCACGCGTGTTCTTCCCACATCGCTCGAACATCGCCAGCGGTTTGCGTTGGCGGCACTTACAGCAAGCCTTCATACCGTCAGGTCGTAGCCTGGCGGCATCGTCCCGCACCTCATCCCAGCAACGTGCCCGCAGTCGCGATTGGTGGGCCCGTTTTGCTTCAGCCGTGCCCGCCATCACTTGCGCGCCGTATTCTGGAACGCCCGGCCCGGCAGTACGCTAGGTGCTGGCATTATGGACACCTCCGTTCCGATTCGACCGCACTTAACTCATCGGGCAAGAGCAGGAGGCAGATGAGGCGGTCATATCTCGCCTCGGCCAAGGCATCGGTATCACGTAGGTCCGAGATATCGGCGTCGTGCCCGCTGAGCCTTTTGTCCTGCTCTATCGCCTTGGCCTCGACGTTGTCCATGCGGATCGGCAACTCGCGCGTAACCGTGAAGGTCCGGGACGACGTGGCCCCAAGCGCGAACGCTCCGGCGACCAACGCCAAAATGAAACTCCCCACGGTGAGCCACGCCTGTGCCGTTCTCGGCAACCTCTCCCACCAACTCACAGGAATGCCCTCCGGAAAAGGATGTCGCCACCGTGGCCTGCCCGGTTGATCGCTACCGTGGGGTAGGGACCGGTAGAGCCGCTTGCGTCCTGCGGGTCCAGCGCGAAGAACGTGGCCGACGTGGACAGCGCCGAAATGGAGTTCGTGCCGTTGCTCTTGGTGATCGTTGCCAGTTCCATGTCGATGGTCAGCGTCTGCGTGCTGGTCAGCGTGGCCGCCGCACCCGCTAGGGCCATCGTGTAGACCGTATCGCCGCCTGCGTTGCGGTACGTCAGCGTGTAGCCAGCCACCCCGGTGGACGGCCCGAACACGCGGATCTGCGGCAGGCTCGGGGCCGTTCCAACCGGGCACTCTGCGCGGATCGTGGAAAACGCCACGATGGTGCCGGAGACTTCGTAGGACAGCGGGTCGCTGCACAGCCAGGTCATCCGCACGCGGTGCATCGCCGTGCCCGTAGGCCGCAGGGCCGGGGCGATAGGCATCACGTCGAAGTCCTGGATACGCGCCAGATAGAACCGCGTCGGCTCGTCGCTGAACCGCAGTTCGATGGTGCCCATCATGGCACGCCGCTTCAGGTCGTCCACGTCGGCCACCAACTGATTGACCGAGGTAGCGATCTGGACGCCCTCGCATGTGATGGTGCGCGGGGTGCTCTCCCAGGCCCGAGCGAGCGGGACAGTACCCACCCGACCGGGCAGCGCCGTGGTACGATCCGGGAACGTCAGGCCAGCACGGTGCCGGTCAATCATGTTGTCCAGCGCGAAGCCGATCCGGGTGCAATCGAAGTCGTTGATCCACATTCCGCGCCGGTCGCTGGCGGGGTTGTTGCTCGGCACTGGCATCTTCCGTTCCTCCCTAGCTTCTCAGTCCGTCCGGCATCGCCAGCCCGCGAGCCCGCCGCACACCTAGCAGCTTGTCGCCCAGCGCCCGGTCCACCTCGTCAACGAACGACGCAGCCACCGCCCGCGCCGTCGCACCTGCATCTACCGCACCCTGCACGATGATGTCGCCCACCGTGATGGTGATAACCTGCGGGCCACCGGCGCCCGTCTCAGTTGCCCTATCCGCTAAGCCGCCGCGCATGAAACTGGCCATCTCGCTCGGTGTCGGCGCCTGCACGCCTGCGGGCCGGAACGATGCAACCAGCGCCTCCACGCCCAGCGCCGTGCGCTCGCCCCAATAGCTGACCGTCGTGAGGATGCCCGCAATGCGGTTGCCCGTCACCTCGGTGATACTGCGGCTGATCTGGAACGCCTGCGTCGTGCCCTCTTCGCCGCCCTTCTCGTCCAGCATTGTCTCGAAATCGGACAGCCACCCCATGAAGTCCGTCAGGCTGACGCCGGGGCCCAGCTTGCTGAGATCGAACGTGCCCGCCTTGATCGCGGCCCACGTCTCCTCAACCCACTTCGACATGGCCGCGCGGCCCTCCTCCGTCTCGAGGTTGAAGCCGCGCAATTTGATGAGGTCACTTAGGGGAAGGTTGGCGTACTTGACCAGTGCGTCCCGGAACATCTCCAACTTCTTGATGGGGTCCGTCACGTCGAACATGTCCAGTTCGGCCTGGATCATGCTCATCTGCCCGGCGAACGTCTCGAACATCAGGCTGCTGTTGATCTTGTCCAGGGCTTCCTTGAACGCTGCCAGCGACTCCGTGCTGAAGTCCATCGTGAGGCCCATGCTCTCGGCAAGCTCGGTGAAGTCCTCAAGCGTGAAGCCCAGGCTCTTCAGCGTGTCCTCCAGAACCTCCTTCGGTCTGCCCTGCATCCAACCCACACCGCCCGTGAACTCCGTGCCCCCGAACGCCTCGATGGCCTTACTCGCCGCCGAGAAGATCCCGGCGCCCTTAGCGCCAACTAGCACATCGGCCAGCTTGTCGATATGGGTGTTCAACCGTTCCAGCGCCTCATTGTTCGCCTTCAGCGCCTCTGTCCGT